TCACTTGGTAGGCATGACCTTTTTGCCCTTTCGATTGCGGATGTACTGTTCGGTCATTACTACGGTGGTATGCCCAAGTTGATCCTTCGCTTGCATGATGTCGCCGCTCGATTCAGCCTTATCAGTGCCAGCCTTGGCGCGTAAATCACGCATTTGAAACTCGGCCTTTTCAACGCCCGCTGTCTCCCTGGCCACATCAAATCTCCTGCGCAACATTGCCTCCGTCATCGGAGTGCCGTCTTCTGCCACGATCAGCCGCGTCGAGCGGACTTTGTGTCCGGACTTCCGGGCCATGATTCGATCAATCAAAACTTTCAGCTCACCGGTTACCTCAATCCGTCGTTTGGCCTTCGTTTTCCCCTGGAGCACCCAGATTTGGCCGTCGCGCACGTCTCGTTCATCCATGAGCCGCGTGTCCGTCACTCGCTGCCCGGTCAAATAGGCCAAGTCCATGGCATCGCGCAGTCCAGCGTCAGCCTTGTCGTGCACCCGCTTGAATAGTTCATCCTCGACGTAGGTGTCCCGGCCGGTTTCTTTGTTGCCTTTGATGCCGGAGCACGGGTTGGCCAGCGACGTGTAGCCTTTGTCACGGGCGTAGTTCCAAATGGCGCTTAGCAGAGCCTTCTCCCGATTTGCGCGAACAGGTGCGGATTTTCGCCACGTCAAATACTGGCGGACATGAAGGGGTTCGATGGTTTCAAGCGGCGCCGGCGGATCATCGAAGAAGGCCATCAGGTTCTTCAGCTCACGCACGTTGTCTTTCTGGGTGCTTTCCGCCTTGGTCGGCACTACCTCGATCATGTACTTCTCCGCCACGTAGCGAAACGTGACGACCTTGGCGACCAGCTCAACTGCGGTTCGATCACGTTCCAGCTTGGCGTATTCCATAATCGCCAAGCCGTAATCGCTGCCCAGCGCAATTTCCTTGCGGTCTTTTCCACCCAGCTCGTAGTAATAATAGATCCGGCCACTTGCCTTTTTGCGTTCCCGCAGCCGGGCGATTGACCCCGGCTTCGTCGGTCTTCTTCCCATTTCAACTGGCCTTTCTTGGCGTCCATACAGGTTTTTCAGGTTCGTGCGATCCCACGGCGGTAACTGCCAAAGCGGTCACCGCTGGCCACCCGCTGCGCTTGATTGAGTGGCGGATTCCATTTTTCTTCAGGTTCAAGATCTGTCCAGCCTTTGTTCGCGCGCCGGTCAGCTCGCAAACCTCCTCGTGCGATAAAAATTGAATGTTCATGAGCTATCCATTGCCGCGCGTGGCGGCAGAAGGTGGTTATTCGGTTTTGGTGGGGAACCACTCGGTCTCGTACTCGAACTGAGTTACTCGCCGCGGCTCGATGTGCGGGATGGATTGCTTGAATTCGTGGACTGAACCAACTCCACCGCCGAAATCCTTTGCCTCTCTCACGAACACGTCGTTGTAGATCCGCAGCAGGTGTTCGGCGGCATCGGCGAACGCCTCCTCGCGGTAGAAGCCATCTATCGTGATGCCGTCAACGACCAGCCAGACCGTCCGGCGCGGGCCGTGCTCTGCCTTGTCGATCTTGTCGGCCATCTTCTGCCGGGCATAGCGGAGCTGATCCAGCGAAAGCTGGTCGATCCATTCATCGGTGCCGACCCGCATGATGTGGCCATATTCACACTTGAGTTAGGCATACGAATTCCTCGCCCGCCGTAAACCGGCACGCTGTTGAGTTGGGGGAGGGGTTACTGCTGGATCAGTTCGGCGGGGACTTTGACCATGGCGCCGCGCTTGGCGAAGACCACGGCGCGGAACACTGCGATGGTTCGGGTTTCGCCGGGCTGGCGGTTGAACGGCTCGTTTTTCGCGTCGGCCAGCCACGGTTGCCGGTGGCCAACATCGACCCAGACGCCGTACTTCGTGATCAGTTGCTCGGCGTCGGGCAAGGCGAAGAGATCCAGCTGACCGGCGACGGGCTGCTGATCACCCTCGATCGCGTTGATTGCCCAGTCCAGCGCCGGGCCGGTCAGTTCCTCGGTGCGGACGCTGACCAAGCGGTTCATGGCTTCCAGCGCCTGCCCACGCGAAATACCATCATCAAGTTGTGATGCAATGGCGCCTTGAGCACGTGGTCGTAGAACTCACCCTTTCCAGAGATGAACCCGGTAGGCACCTTGCATTTTGCTGACCCGAATTCTCGCCAGCATTCTTCGCCGCCGTTTTTGTCCCAGTAGGCGCGCTCGCGCTTCGAGATCTCATCGTAGGTTTTATAAAGGGCGTCGGAATCTGGAATATCACAGATCCGGCGCCATGCCGGATTGCGCTTGCACCAGTCGGCGGCATGCTGAGCGGCTTGATCGACAGAATAAAATTCTTTGCTGGTTTGTTCGTTCATCGCCACGGCCGCCTGTAGATCAGGTAGGCCATGTAGAGCGGGGCGAAGATCATGGCGCGGCCCTCGCTGCGATAACCTCATCGATGAGCGATTGCGGCAGCCGTGCGGCGAACTCACCCTCCGACCACGATAGCGGCTGTGACTGGCGGATCATCTCGTTCAGCAGATCGAACGCTGCGAGCAGCTGGTCATCGTTGATCTCGCCGTCCTCCGGCAGGTCGTCGCAGAAATGGTCCGCCGGGTCGATTTCACTCGGATAGTTCGGCTCACAGATGCAGAGCTGCAGGTCGGCCATGTCGATATCGCTGTCGACAAGGTAGTCGCGCAGATCGTCTTCATCGAAAAAGTACCGGTCACCATCAAAGATAACCAGCGGCTCGCCGGCCCAGTCCTTGATCGGCATAGCCGCAAATTTTGCTTGGAGCCGGGCGTGGCGGCATTCATTGCAGGAACTGCTCACTTCATAGATCGGGTGTTCAGGATTCACGTCGCAGCGGCGATGAGTAGCGCCGCAGTAGCGGGCAAGGTTTTCGTCGGCGCCGAAAAAACGACCGTCAGCGGAAACCCAACCGGTTACCGTTTTGAGGCTGGCCGCTTCCGGGGCGTCGTACATGATTATTGGCTTTTGTGCAGGCATGACTTCGTCCTTGCCGCTATAGCGGCTGACTTTGAAGGGGGAGGGAGATACTGCGGGGTGATGGTGAGTATGATACGGTCGATGCGCTTGAACTCGGCAAGCATCAGGGCGCCAGCTTTTACTAGTTAACGAGCTGGAGTCGACAGCTTCTAGAGAGCTTCATCGTTTGAATTGGATGGTGGATAATGCCAAAAACCACTTTTTGGAGTTTTGTATGGCAGGGAATAATGAATGGTCAATTTTCTTGGAGAATCTTGGCAAGGTAGCCGCTTGTTCTGTCGTTCTGGTTGGCGTTTCTTTTTGTGCTGGATACTTTTCCCTAAAGGGCTATCTGAACTCATTAGGGGCTAGTTGGTTCTTAGGGTTTTACGGTGCCACCGAGTTTGTAGTTGGTGGTATTTGGTATGCTGCTTTTTTGTTTTTTGGTATGGTTTTAGTGCTGCTTATCGCCAATCTGAGTTGGTTGTCTCAGTTGTGTTTAAGGATTGCTAGTTTTACTTTAGGAACGTTAGTGGTGGTAATTGGGCTTGTACTTATTATGGGTTTCGGTCGGCAGGAAGCCATGTCGTATCTTGGCACTACGTGGGCTTTTGCCTTGATTACATTGGTTTGTGCGATAAATATATCTGTTGCCGTTCATGATCAAAGTGGTGGCACTCCGTATTACAGACTTCTTGGGCTGCTGTCTGGTAGTAGCTTTCTTATCTGCATTGTAGTGGTTATTCCGTTGATTAATGGAGATTCGTCTGCTCAGCTCTTGCGCAACAAAGATTCTAAGGTCACGAGCTACGTTTATAAGGTAGAGGGCGAAAAAAAATTTATTCTGGTTTCAGCTGGCGGTGGAAAGATGCTTGTAGTTGACAATGACATGACAATATTTAGCGTCGTTGACCCGTCTACTATCTGGGGGGTCAGATAAAGAGTGTAATATCTGCGAGATTGTAGATCGCTTTCGTTGCAGTCCATCAAGGCGACGATGTCGAGGCGCATGAAGTCGCTCCAGTTGCCGCCGTCTGGGCTTAATTCTGCGGGGTTGATTACGATGTGGGCAGTGCGCGCAAATTGCTCGTGATGGTGTGAAAGGCTGGGAAGTTCAGCTCGACACCTGCCGCGACTCTTCTTGGTGCAGCGCCTGCTGTACCGCGAGGATGATTCGCTCGAGGTGTTCGTAATCGGGATTTGGCTCGGTGGCGTCATCCGCCGAGTGCCACCATTCATCGCCAAAGAGCTTTCTCATCAGCGGGTAAAGTGCGCCGGCCAGGTAGTCAATGGACGTCGCCTCCCGGATATCTTCAGCCTCGTCGAACAGCTCGCGTGCTTCTTCCTGATCGAGATGCCCATGTCGGCGATCTTTTAGCAGTGCGGTATGTGCCTTGTTTGCCAAGGCGTGCCACTGAACTGACGCGACCTCATCGCTTGATCGAAGTAGCCGATGATGTAACTGGTGTTCAGCTCACAGAAGAACTGGCCGAAGCTCAGCCCGTCCCACATGCCTCCCCAGTAGGCCGTCCAGCTCTTACCCCAGCAACTGACGGTGATCTTGCCTTTGCACCGAGTCAAGTCTTCGAGGAACACGGTGATGGGGTCGAGGTTCCGCGCGCCGGTGATCACCAGCTTGGTCACAGTCGAGCGCTCAACCCGCAGCGGCTCGACCGGTTTATTTTGATTGGGTATGGAGATGCCTTCTTAAACAATGTGATCTAATATTAGTGCTTTAGTATTTTTTTTGGTGTGAAAAGTATGGAAAATCCAGTTGAGCTGACAAAAATAGATCCATTGTTAGAAGAGTCAGATCGGGGCAGTGTCATAGTTGCGGCCGCAATACTCGATAATCTACTCGCTCGCTACCTTTCATTAGTAATGAAAAAGAATGGGCTATCGAATAGATATTCGGTGAAAATACTAGATGGTAACGGAGCGTTGGGATCGTTTTCTGCAAGGGCTCAGATCGCTCGCGGGTTCGCGTTAATAAGTGAGGATACGTTTCACGATCTTATGGTAATCAGAAAGCTTCGAAATGAGTTTGCTCATGTTCATATGCACTGTTCTTTTTCTGATAGAAAAGTTATGGCGCAAATTCAGTCAATGCGTTTTTATCAGGCGCGCAATGATCATGAAAGAGAAAAGGGAGAGATTTCAGTTGGGGACTTGATTGGCGATTCAGCGTATTTTAAGCATGTATTTTGCTTAATAATTAAAGATATTCATATTAGTATATTAGAAGCTCAGTGTAAGTATTTCAATATTAAATTTGATCATTTGGGACCTTGGCCGCGGTAGTGAAATCACGCGGCTTTAAATTTGGCTTCGGTGATTCGCTGGGCGGCCAACGGTGGTACTGCGTCGCCCGTCAGACGCTTGCGGATAGGCCGAGAATCTCGTCGCCGCCGCGCGCGATGCCGGCGTGCAGCTCTACTTTGCTGCCGGCGAGCTTCCCGGCAATTTGGGCGTTCATATCCAGCTCGACGCCCTTTCTTTTCCGTGACTCTCTGATGTCTTGTGTGGCGAGGAATTCGCTGATCAAAGCCTTGTCTTGCGCTTGAATCGCAACGAGCCCTTGCCCAGTGCTGGACTGTCCGGCCGGATCATCATCACCTTGGGGCACGAGCGCTTTCAGCTTCGATTGAACCTCCCAGACCCAAGCCAGTGCAAAGTGATCGCCGGCGGTTTCTGCTGAGTATTCACTGCGTCGAATCCCAGACCTGACCGCTGAGCAGTATTCCTTGCGCGCCTGGGTGAGCTTTCTGTGCAAAGACTCATACGCATACAAGGCGATGTTCTGAGCAGGAGAAACGCCGACGAATGTCGCGCACTCGATCACTTGGCCTTTTGCAGGGCTCCACTTCCTGCGGCGCAGGGTCGTGCAGTTGAATGCATTCGCTACGGCGATGCTCAGTTGCTGATCCCATGCCGGCCTGCGCTTGGCGCGGTGCAGGTCCGACTCGACTTCGCCGACATCGCTCAACTTCACATCCATTTCGGTCAAGCGGTACTCGCGCATCAGTGCCTGCGCCTGCCGCAAAGCCGTGGCGGCTTCGTTCTCGTTGGCGCTCTGGGCCAGTGCCAGGCAGTGCTTGATCTTGCGGATCGCGCGCTCGAGTTTCTTTTCGTCGATCTGTTGTGCGGACATAGGGGATCCTCGCCGGTATATTTCAACCATCGTTGAAGGAGCTGATTGATGACAGTTTGGGATTGGATTAAGGAATACAACGGCACGATCGCGATCTTCGTGTCACTGATCACCGGAGGGCTCGCGCTCTATCACTACATTTCGATAAAAAAATCAGAAGAGGCAGCGAGGAGATTCACCACGTATCACAAGATGATTCAGGATTTGAACATTGGTGAAGATGGCGAGGCTCAATACATTGATCGGCAGATGGCAATCGTCTATGAAATGCGGAATTTTCCGGAGTATTTTCCTGCAACATTGCGACTGCTAAATCGCTCACTGCCACGATGGCGGCTTTCTGCTGTGGGAAGCAACCCACTGTCGCCGAACCTTTTAGCCGAGGAGGCGGTTCTTACCATAAGGTACATCAAGCGTCGTATGGATGAGCGCAGCTACCTCTGCATACCGGAGGAAGATAGGCTTTAGCGCGCCGGCTGGCGTGATTCGTAGAAGTGGGGTATTTGTGTTCGGCCCGGCATGGAGCCGGAAGGAGAGTTACATGCCGTCTGCGTTTAGGTATTCAGGCCAGAAATACAACGATGCTTTGCTCGCTCTCGGAAGCGTCAGAATCGGTACTCTCCACGACTTCCGAAAAACTGAGCACAAGCAGGGAATTGCAGACGTCAATGAGGGGAAAAAGCTTGTCTCACATTACATCGCTCACTCGACAGGCAAAGATGTTGGAAGCATTCATTTGGATGCGTTAAAGAAGTTCAGGGCAATCGATTTAGGTGGGGCAACAAACGTTACTCTTAGAAACATTTGCGTCTCTCAAGGGTTCGATCACCCTGACTGCTTTGTCCATTGCACTTCAGTGAAGTATTCATTCGACGTATTGAGGCAGTTTGGTGGTGCTGATTCCTGCGTTGAAATTTCTGACCTGGCAGGTTTTTACCAGCGCTTAACTGAAACCCTGAACTCCATCGTTCCAGTACAGTTTCTCACTCTTTCCCAAGTCCAATACATGAAGCGCCACGAGGACTGGAATGGTAGAAACTGGGGAATTCATCCTGCACTGATCAAAGAGCCTGAATTCATCAGGCAGGTTGAGTTAAGAGCGATTTGGATACCAAAGTTTTCAGGAAATATTTCGCCCATTGTGATTAATGACACGGGCTTGCTGAGGTTTTGTCGCGCGAGGGAGGCTCCAAGATGAAGGCGACATCACTCATCTAAGCCTAAGCGAAGCGCCTCGCGATCGTGGGCGAGTTTCAGTTTCCGCGATACGTTTTCCGGTATCACGTATTTGTTTCGCGGCCTTCCGGCCCGTGTTCGGGCGCCGCCCTCCGTGACCGGTGGTGGCATATTGGTGTGGTATGAGAGAGCATCAGGGGTTTCAAGGGAGGCTCTGTATGGATCTGTGCTTGACGTTGACGGAAGTGCAATGGGGGCTAACCAAGGATGTCGCTGCAGTTGTAGGTTCGATAGCCAGCCTCGTCGCTGTAGCAGCAGCGATTGTTTTTGGATGGCTTGGACTTAAAACGTGGAAGCGGCAGTTGCGAGGCACCACGAACCATGAGCTGTCTCGCAAGCTGCTGGTCGCAATTTATACGTATGAAACGACACTGAACGCCGCCAGAGACATCGGGTTAAGTTCAGATGAGCTAAGCGAGGATGATGCTTCCAAAATAGCTAGCCAAACGGGAGAATCCAACCGTTTTGCTTTTACCTATTCTGTCTATCGAACTAGGTTGAAATCCATTGAGGCCTCTCTGGTGCCAGTTCGCGCCCATCTTTTGGAAGCTCGGGCCCTTTGGGGAGCAGAGCTGGAAGGCCTTGTGGCTGAGCTGATAAAAATGAAGGATGAGTGGTGGAACGTTGCGAGGCGATATTCATCAGCAATGAACCCTGCGGAGGACTCCGAAACAAGGGAGCTCTATGCTATAGCCTGGACACAGAACAGGGGCGTCCTGTACGAAAGCGACCAAAACAACGAGTTTTGGGATCGGTTCCAGCAGCATTTGTCCAGGGTGGAAGCCTATCTCCGTACGAAGCTCTAGTCATAAGCTATGACGTGTTGCGGTACTAGCCGAACCGGCTGGGTGTACCACTCGAATCACTTATTTTGTATTGCCGGCGCCGCGCCGGTTTATTAGGAGCATGTATGTCCATCGAGCCAACCTTGCGCACGAACTACGAGGATTACCTAGATCACGAGATCAGAATCGAGGTGTTCGGGCCAGTTAAAACGAATCGCCTTGATTCGGAATGCCAGCTCCATCACTACGTGGCAAAATTGGCGATTTTCGAGTCCGGCTCAGAGGTGAAGGGCGCCCGCGAATCACTCGAAGGGCAATATCCAGATGCTGACACGGCGGAAAACTCCGCTTTTGCCAGGGGCCGTGAGCTGGTTGATCGGATAATGGCTCTGTAGAGATTGGCATTCGAGCTACCTGATGAACCACAGTCGCTTTGAGCTATGGGAGTTGACTCTGTTTGCGGGCCAGCTCCAGGCAAGCAGCCTCGATTTCTGCGGCATGGCGCCCGCGCTCGATATCGATCTCAACCACCGACCCGTCAGGCCGGCGAATGGTGCGGGCCCCTCGGCGTCCTCGTTCGACGGTATAGCCGAGGCGCTCCCATAGTCCGTTTGGGCTTTCGAATTGTGGCGTCATGCGGCTGCTCCTGGTTCGACAATTTCATCTTCAGGTTCGCCCTGGGCATCTTGCAAAATCCGAAGGCTTTCGTTACGAAACTTCTGCGACACCTTTTCATCGACAACAAAAGGTGTCGTGACACAGCGCAACATCTGGGCCGCCGTTTCGAAGTCAGCTGCGATCACATTGCGCAGAAGGTTCTGATACAGCTCCTGTTGGTTGTTGAAGCCGTGCTCTTTCATCAAGCGCTTCAGATCAGGCATGAATACGCCGGCAACCTCAACTGTGAACCGACCGATTCCAAGCTTGGCGTCCTCTGCGGCCTTTTTCTCCCGCTTCTTGCGCTGCTTGATCGCTTCCTTCGTTGGCTCCTGTACTTCGGCCATGGCCTACCTCTTCAATTCCGCTGGCCGGCAAGTCCAGCCAGGTCTGTCGGCGGCGCGTGGCCGCCCGGTTGATGGTTCGTTTCACGCTGCGACCTTCACCAGCCTCACGCCGGCCATGCTGAACTTGTCGCCTTGGGCCGCGACCATTGCGTCGAGCTTCTCCCAGTCCACGGTCAGAACCGAGATTGGAACATGACCGCCTGCGACGGCATGGATCAGCGCCTCCAGATCGAACACCTCAGCTTGCAGGTTCGCCGGCATCGCGGTTGTGGTCGCTGGCTTCGATGCAGACTGAACCGGCGCGGCGGCTTTCACCGGTTCCGGGCTGGTGACTGGTGCAGGTTCAACCGGTGTGTTGGCTTTCGCCTCGTCCGCAATTCGCTGCAGCTCCTGCTGGCGGATCTGCTCGCGCTGCGCTTCGGCTTTCTGCTCCTCCGCCTTCTGGTGTTCCGAGATCCGCACCTTGATCAGCGCGACCAGATCGTCGTTCGCTTTCATCACCAGCTGCTGAACGTCGTTGAACAGGAACATGTAGTCGGCTGCGAGTTCGTCCAGGCTGGCCAGGTTGCTTCGGATGCTGTCGCCGATCTGGCTGGCGGCAATCTTTGCCCGGGCCAGCTCGGAATCGGCAGAGTCGCGCAGGCTGCTGATCGTCTTTTTGCCTTTGATGGCTCCGGCGAAATCTGCAGGCACCGCCGGCATGCGCGCTTTGCCGCCCAGTGAAGCATTGATCTGGTCGATGTGGACCTGAAGTGCCTTGGCTGCATCCATGACGATGTCTTCACGAATGCTGAGCTTGCGAGCCTTCACCAGTTTGTCGAGCATTAGACGCTTGGCGCGGGCCTCGGCACTGATCTCGTCAATGGTGCGGAACAGCGCGTCAATGCTTTCGGTTTGGCTTAGCGCGTGCTGCTTGGCGGCTTCCAGTCGCTCCTCGACATCGCCACACCACTTGATCGTTTTTTCGGCGTCAGCGAAGTGCTGATCGGTTTCCAGCACAGTGTTGATCGAACCGAAGACGGCCAGCGAGTGAGCCTTGAACTGCTCAAGGTTGCTCGCCGTGACCATCCCAGTAACCTCGATGCGTAGAGCGGGCAAGGATTCCGGCGTTTTACCAACAGCCACCGGCACCGCCTCGGCGGGAGTGAAGTCCTTTAGATCGGCTTGAAACTGTTTCCAGCCTGCGACGAGTGTCGCGGCCCGGCCCCGCACCGGCGTGTATTCCATCGAAACGAAATTTTCTTCAGTGCCGTCGGAGCAGACGAAAATTACTTTCTCGGCGCCGCTGACCAGCAGCTGCTGTTCGAGCTGCCAGTAATAGTGCGGATCCAGCGAGCCGGCGAGAACGTCGGCGGCCAGTTGCTCGTTCCACATTTTGTGTTCGAACAGTACGTCGCCTAGGATTGTGCAGCCATCGAGGGATGCGAGCAGATCACCCTCGGTGCCGACGACGGGAAACAGGTCCTCGCCAATTCGCCCCTCAAGAATCGGCCGAGCGAGAGCCTCGGCTTCGTGTCCTTTATCGAAGAGGTTTTTCTGCACCCACCACGACACATCCCGATCGAGCCCGGTCTTTTTCGCGTGCAGCAGTTCAGTGCGCTTCATCTGCTTCGAGGCGCCCATCATTGCCGGCGCTTCTGAAGCAGTGAAGTAGTTGGCGCGGAGCGCGTGCCAGGCTTCGGAGCCTTGAGCGACATTGTGGATTTTCATTCGTGGTCTCCTTCAATCGGCGCAAGCGCTTTGATCTTGGCGATCTGCTCTTCGCTCAGGGTGAATTTGCTGCTGACAGTTGCGATCAGGTGATCAGGGGCGGAGCGCCCGGCGTCGACAGCGACTTGCCATTTGGGCAAGTTCTCTGCGAGCTTCTCGTCGGGGTAGGGCGGAAGTTCAGCTGGTGCCGCGCCACGCGCCGGCGAAACGTCACGAATAGTTGGTGCGCTTTCTTCCAGCTCATCCGGGCTGTACACGCCGAGGATCACGTCCGGGCAGTAGAGGCGCGACCAGCGCTTGGTGGCGAGGTACGCCAATTGCTGGCGAGGGTCGTCAGCCCAGAGTGTGCTGTTGCGGGTGCGAGCCTGGGCCAGCAGCAGCTCAAGCACCCGAGGCTCCTCTTCGCCCCGGAATGTCGCCCAGACTTTCACGCCCAGGCCTTTCTCATCCTCCAGCTTCCAGCCTGGGACGCGATACTCGCCTTTGTCACCGTTCTTGATGGTGAACTGGCCGATCACCTTTTCCCACGCGCCGAACCACTCGTAGTGCAAGCGATCCAGCACCGGTGCGCAGGTGGTAATCACCGCGTTCACCAGTTGCGCTTCGTAGCCCAGCACGCCGTTCACCAAATGCGTTTTCTGCGCCACGGCGAACGGATTCATCTTCCACTGCATCGACTGCATGACGACCGCCAGACAATCCGCCGGGTTGCCGTTGAAGTGTTTCGGCAGCGTGGCGCGGCCGGTGGCCATGACCTCGGCGAGGCGCATCATCTTGTCCAGGCTGTCGCCGTCCAGCACCAAAGCGCTGGTGCTGGTTGCTGCGTGCGGAAGGACGTGGAGGTTTCGGTCGTGCGCCACCGGCGCTACGCTTTGAGCGGACATGAGGGATCCTTGCCGCGCGGTGCGCAGCGATTGAATGCTTTGTTTATTGGGGGATGCGACCGGCGAGGGCGCTGAGCAGCATCAGAAAGGTGAAAACGCCGAGAGAGGAAAACGCTCCGCGCCAGATGATCAGGTGGCGCGCCCATTGGCGACCGGTCACGGCCGAACTCTCACCGCAATTCGCTTGCCCTTCATGGAGGGCGCCAAGCGCTGCGGCAGACTGGCGACCAGGTCCTCGCGCTTGCGACCGATGACCTCGTTGAAGGGAAGGCCAAAGCCGAGCAGGGCGATCTTGTTTTCTATGTCCTCGAGCTGCTCGTCGATCAGCGATTTAACCGGCGTCGTACTCATGCGTCCTCCTTGCGCCGCTGACAGGTGTCACGCAGGCGTTTGCAGTAGTGGTTGAACTCGTCGGTGGTGATCGCTCCGTCGGTGAATAGGCGGGTGATCAGCGCCTGAACCAGCAGGCTGATGTCTTCTTCGCCGGCTGGCGCTGACACGCCATCAAGGGCCTGGTCGATCAGGATGTGAGGGCTCAAAACCCGCACTCCCGCTCTACGCGATCGCTTTCGCGCTTGGCGTCGCGGTACTCGTTGGCGTGCACCGCGACCAGGTCGCCTGCGAGCGTTCGAACAATTTGCGGATCACCGCCGACGGCTTCGATGGCCCAGTTGTGCAGAATCCCGCTATCACCGCGCCGGATCAGCTCGATCAGGATTTTCTCGATGTACCGATCGGGATCTGGGTTCGCGGCCATGTGATCAGCCAGCGCCTCCGGTAAGTGGTCAGCGTTGACCAGGACCTTGCTTCGCCCAACCGGATTTGGCGCCTCGACGTGGCGGCGATAAAGCAAATCGTCGACCGACTCGGTCAGCCATTCCTGACCTGCCTCCGTGTCGAGAAAGTCGTCTTCCGGGATGTGCTTGCGCAAAGCTGACATGGGCGCCTCCAGAGTGGCGGGGTGTTGATCCAACAAAACTCGGATGCACTCGTTCGCTCCGCTGGTTGCCGTTGGGCGCGGAGGGGGAGTGCATTCGAGATTGGTCGGGAGATTGATGCCTAGCTGCGCGGACTCATTGGGGTACGACACGCAGAAAAAAGCCCGCGAGAGAGGCGGGCTTTGGGGATGGCTTCAGAGGCAGTCGGACTTGCCTATCTGAAACTCGACTATCGGTGAGCTGGTTGAATCTTTGTAGAGGAGGTCAATGGAAAGCCCCGATTTCACGAACTGCCCTAAACCTTTTTCATTACAGAATGCAGAAGCTGCAAGCGCTCTTGCGTCCTTGGTGAATTCATCAGAATCCATTTCGTCTTTCGTAACTTTTGTAAGTGTGTAAGAGATACGCATGACCTCATCGCTGTAGGTCACAGAATCGACGCGGGTTGAATCGTCGGATACTTTTCCGGACTGGACACTCATTATGAGCGCGAGCCCCTTGAGTTGGCGCTCCCGCTCCTGCTTTTCCTCTTCCGGGCCAGATTTTGCGTGCCATACCTGTACCAAGATAAAGAGCAAGGTCATTGCCGAAAAAAATATGATGATTCCGCGACTCTGTTTCAATTGAGATTACCGTAGCAAAAGGCCATTACTCATTTGACCATGCCGGTAGCACCATCTCAAGTCGGAGGAGTTACATCATTGATCCCCCAAAAAGCCCGACTGCAGCTATCCGCTCCGGTGAGTGTCTCTTGGCGTAGAGGGGAATCGCGCGCGGGTCGGGCGGAAGGGAAAAGGCGTAGCGGGGTAGTGGGGCCGGCGGTGGATTGATTGTCCGAGACGCCGGCAACGAGCATGGTCACTCTACGATGCAAATCCAGCGGTGATCTTCCCGGTATGGCGCGCGAGTGAAGTGAACATCTGAAACCAGATTCATGCCTCGCTCTTGGAGCGCTTCGGTCAGTTGTACGAGCGCCTCTGCTTGGATAGTCATTGCTGTCACCTCGTCAGATTTTCTGCGTTCATAATTCTTGACCGGGCGGGCAACTGGCTGATTCAATTTTTCTACCTGATTGATATGCAAAGCACCCAGACCCGCTACTGGCGTCGGCCTGGGTTTGCAGCATCAAATTGTCGACGTGCGTGGGGGTGGCCTACCTCATTCGGCCGATGCGCGGTGACATCGACGGCCTACGGTCCGCTGCCTGTATGAGTGATGGGCGCCGGCCTTCAGGCTTGCCGCGCCGCGCAGGTGAATCGCTCAGGTTTACATGGCTGCCATTCCTCTGATTGAAGACAACTGCCGAGCATTCATCGGTAGTTGGTTGCGATGCAGGTGGCGCAGGTTCGTCCGCATCGGGGTGGGATCTGGCCGGGGCTCAACCGGCATTAAGCGGATGGGGCAGCCCTGAAGGCTACCTGTTGGCACATCCGCCGCCCGAGGCTTGGCCTCAGATCACACCCCGATGCGCTCTCATAGAGAGGATCGGGTAGTTATCGACAGGCTGTCGTGGCGCTGGTTGTTTAGCCCGTAGCGCTGAAGGCTGGTAGCATCGAACTCCTTTTCGGAGCGCGAAATTGCTATGCATCAGGTTGTTGAAAGGGCGTTGAACGTGATCGCAGCAGAGAGCAGCGAGCCTGAATACACTGAAGCGTTCAGCGCTGCGCGGGCAGTCGTCCTTGAGTTTGGTGAGGAAAATCTGGCTGACCGGCTTTTTGCCGATATTCCCGATTCAATCTCTTTCATGCAGGTGGCCCGGCTCTTCGACTTTCTCGCCTGGCAGACGGAGGACAACGGGTCAGCGATGACTCGCTCTATTGAGCGTTGGCTGGTAGAAGGCACCAATCTGCGCAAGGTTCAGATCGCTCTCAATCTCGAGATCTACCCGTTTCCGGATGAGCGCGAGATGTATCGAGTGCTGTCTGATGTGGCTGCGTCACTCCCGGAGATGGCTGATAAATGCCAGCAGATAATCAGCTCTCGGAAAAGTTGGTAGCACCTGGTCTACATCCCAAAGCCCGCTCATAGAACGGGCTTCAGCGATGTTTTCCGCCGTGACCCGCTACTGGCGTCGGTCATCGGCCTATCTCAAATTGTTCCTCCAGCCGCGGGCCTTTCGGCTTGTTCTCCCGCTGGATAACTGCTTTCGACGTTTTACGCTGCACGCCCGGGTCAGTTGCCAACCCTCTGAACCGTTGAGGCCGGTTCATCGCTGCCTTCGAATCTAGGCCGGTGATAATCCGGCAAGGGATGACGCTAAAGAGCGACGGGGTTCTTGAGTCCCTTCGCAGTGGTTGTGTGTCGCTGCGATGGCTGTAAATTAACCGGCGGTTTGTTTGCGGTCAATACCGGCGGTTAATTTATTTTTCAGAGGAATTGGTTATCCTTTTGTTTTACTGTATGGATGTACAGCTATCAGGAGCGAAGTAGATGGCGATGGCAACAAAACAAAATCAACCTGAGAGAGGCGCTATGTCGGGTCTAGAGCGGCTGTCGCTCAGGGTGTCGTCGATGATCAATCATCCGGTCGCGCAGATTCAGTGATGGGTGACGATCCATCGACTGGACACGGATGGAGAAAGGGAGTGGGAAGAAGTGATGGGGGTGATCGCCGAGGCGGATGAGCTCGAACTCATTCTGAATGACGACAGCAGCGTGACGGTGAGATGGGAGCAGCAAGAGCAGGACGCGGCGGCAAAGAATTTTGCGGAATTTGATCTGGAGGAGGCGGCGCCTTTTTAAGACGAATGAAAAAGCCCGCACGCGGCGGGCTCTGTTTCAATTTTAGCTTACAGCGAGTCGTTCTTCTGCTTTTTTAGTTCAGCGCTGCATTCAGGACCATTATTGAAAGTGTACTCAACCACGAAGTACCCTTTGTCTCTGGCAAGTGCTCTCGCATCAATTGAGATGGTGTTGATGTTATTTTTTATTCCGGGCCCCTTCCATTCTGCTGCCAACGTTCGGTCCTGCTTATAAAGTCCGGTCATCCAATCGTTCGAGTCTTTCCAGATGCTACTCGGCATTAAGAAGTCATAAGTCTTTGGCTTTCCATAGACAGCGGTCAGTGCTTCTTTCATGGCGCCATAACCTGCTTGCAGTTGATGCCCGAAGTCATTTGTTTGAATCGTCTTGCCGACGCCTCTGACCACACAAAGGCCGACGGTCGGGGAGATGACCAATCCGTACTGATCAAATGCATCGTTAGGCTTCGGAGCGTTATCTATCAAATACAAATTTTCGGATTCCTTTACAAGCCTTGGTGCTTCGCCTGTCATTTTCTCGATGACGTCTGCGCTTATGCCCGCCTCAAACCCAAATGGCCCGGAGCCGGGAGGCAGAAGGTCAGATTTGGGAGCGCTCTGAGGCGCCGGCGCCGAGTTGCTTTGAGCTGCGATCAACGTCGGTGACGGCAATGAAGATGTGCGAACAGGATTTAACCCATATTTCGCCACTAGGTATTGCTGCTCAAGCATCGCGAGAGTCTGCTCGCTGGTAGCAATAGCGGATAGTTTCAGTGCCTGGATAAGCCCTCCGCTATATTGCGCGGCCTCGGCTTTAGCAGAAGCAATTTCTGACTTCGCTCGCGTGATTTCAGCTGAAAGCTTGTTGGCAAGATCCTCATCAACCTTGGACGTGGTGGTTGCTACATTCACGCTACCTTTTGATTGGACAGCTAAGATCCGTTGCTCTATCAGCGCTTGATTGGTCTTAAGAATCTCGACACGAGTTGAAATTAGCTCCTTTATTAGTCCGCCACTGTAGGCCGCCGCCGAGCGGGTGCCAGCATCAATATCCTGCTTTGTCTGTGCAAGCTCGGTTTCTAAGCTGGCAACATATGCCTTTTGCTCTGGGGTGAGGTCTTTCTCCATGCATCCCTGGAGAGCGATGACGGCCAAAAAACAAAAAACGTATCCGCGCTTGCCCAATTTGAATCCCTCCCATAATTGAGCCCGCACTTTACCATTCGTGGCTCGTCGCCACCATTGTCGAGCGGGAGGGAGAGGGAGCACGCTCAGCAACGGACTGCGGACTGCGGACTGCGGACTGCGGACTGCGGACTGCGGACTGCGGACTGCGGATCAGATCGGGGGAGGGGAGAAACTAGAAGCCCGGCGCTGGGCCGGGCTTCTGTCGATCTACAGTATTCAGCAGGCTTTAATTAAGCTTCTTTGGTGCATACATAGCGCCAATTTTAACTGCTTCTTCCTTGCCGCCTTTCAGGGTATTAGCTTTCTTCAAAATATACTCAGGAAATTTGGTGACCAAATAATCGTAACGGAACCACCTTCTAAACTCGGGTAAAGCATGGTTAGGATATGCGTTAGCTTCTTGGGGATTGCTACGAGCTTGCGGGTACCTCGCAGGGTAGTTGTGCTCGCAGGCAATTCGGTCGCCATAAATCGTTGAATAATTGTGATCCTTCCAGTGTTTTGCCCACATCTGACCAACGCTGATGTCTGGTATTGTCTTATCGTTTACAGTCAGGTCCGCATTGATCAGGTCGACGATTAGCCCTGTCACTTCGTGAAATACAATAAAAAAACCCATTGGGGCTTTGTTGTGAAGCAGCGATACCCGCTCGTGGTGATACTGCCACTTGTCGCCAGGTGTGTAATTTAGAGATTCGTAAATGAATCGACGCAGGCCAAGAGCCGCAAACGCCCTATAAGTATCCTTCGCCTGCTGGCTAGGGGAGCGGGACTCGAAAGCGTAATACTCCAAGATGGCCATACAGACGACATCTGGATAAGCATAATGGGGTTGGCCATCTCGCGTGACCTCAATATATAGCGAGCGGTCTGTGTACCCCTGCCGAAATAGATATTCTTTTATGAAGGAAATTCTATCCTTCGTTATTACTTGGTCATCGAAGTGCTCAACCCATTCCTGAGAAATTTCATGGAGAGCGCTTCTAGGCGCGCCAGTGGCGAGAGCAAGGCCACGCTGAGTAAGAAATGGGATACCGTTTTCGAGCACCCCCATTTCTATTCCGTTCACATCCCTTTGAACCTCGACACCGAGGTCTAAAATGATCTGTTTTGGAGTGGCCTTCAACCCTTTGTTTTTCATCACTAACTTCCTGATAAATAAGAAAAAACAGGTGGCCTGCAAAATGCCTTTCGGGCTATTCCTCAGCACACTCCAATCTTTACGGCGCTAAGCTTCAGTCATTGCGCAGAATCCTTCCCGCCTTATACCCAGGTAACTTGTCCTCAGCCTCTTGGAAGCTTGCAGCGACGCTCAGCAGCTCTTTGGCCTCATCCTCATGCCCTGCCTGTGACAGGGTCACTGCAGCCTGCATCAGATCGAGGCCCGACCACTTGAGCAGGGCGGCGGCTTCTTTAAGGTCGCGGCGAAGCTGCTGTTTGGACTTTGTGAGGGCCATGGCTTTACACCAGTTGCGCATTCCAAACGAGGAGGACGCGAGCCTGTATGTAGGTTTCGTCTGCTCTAATTGTGTGCGGAGGGTGCCTCTCGTTATCTGAAATCATCTTGATCTGATCATCACCGATCCACTGGAGACGCTTGATGTACAAATGGCCTTCCCACGAAAACATGTAGATTCCATCGCCTACGAACTCTCGGATGCTGACGTCCACCAGCAGAGGGTCGCGATGTTTGATCGTCGGCGCCATTGACTGGCCCCAGCCGGTCACCATTTTCAAATGGAAATGCTCTTTGAACTCGACACCCATCTCGCGAAGATGCTGAGGGCTTACTCGAACATCCTGCAGCATCTCTGGATAGTCGTGCGGGATCTGGCCGCCACCCATCGCAGCACGGACGTCGTAGTGTGCGATCCACACTTCGTCACCCACAACGCCCGGCCTGTAGTAGTCAATCTCGATGGCGCCACCGGCATCATCTGCTTCAGCTGCCGCCATCAATCTTTGTCTGGCAGTGTCTGTAAGTCCTTTGCCCTGCTTTTCGAGCATCTGACGAACCATCTCAGCGGCTGAGAGCGCCGAACTTGATGGCGCTTCAGCGACACTTGTAAGCCCGCTGATCTCGCGCGCAAGTCGCTTACTGAAACGCTCGACTGGGACGCCAAGTAAGCGCGACAGTACCGCCGCAAACTTGGCGTTCAGAGGATTCGTACCGTTAAGGTACATCGCTACCGCAGCGGCCGAGATATCAGCCTCCGCAGCCAGACTTGCTTGGGTCAATCCGAGGGCGTTCTTTTTCGATACGAAAAGCGCCTTAGCGGCGTCGCACTCAGCTTTCAGTTCTGGGGATAGCTCTTTCTTTTTGCTCATCCGTGAAATTTAACCGTTGGTTAATTTTATTGCGGCAACCGCCGGTGTTGCCAGAAAACTAACCGGCGGTTAATATCTGGTCCGACAAGTTTGCTGAGGCAACGATATGAAAAAGACGCCACTGCCAGAGTTGGTTGAGCGAATTGGTCAGTCCGCTGTCGCCAAGGGCCTTGGCGTTAGCGCACCAGCCATTTCCAAAGCCTTGAAGGCGGCCAGGGAAATCCTGGTTATCGAACACGAGGACGGGAAGTTGACAGCGGAGGAGGTTCGTCCTTTTCCGTGCCAGTTGCCGGTTCAGAGAACCGCCGCATGAAACTCCCGTGCGCTGATCCATTGAGTAAATGATCGCCCCAGCATCAGCAGGGCGCCACGTAAAGAATTTCGAGGTGTTACATGCAGGAATTGATGAAGGCGATCTACGACGTGGTTGACGACCATGGCACCAAGAAGATTGCCGAAGGCGCGGACTTCAAGTCACGGACCCTTCTTTCCCAGAAGGCGAACCCGGACTACGACACTCACCGCATGAACGTGGAAGAGCTGCATCGGATCATGAAGTTCACCCAGGACTTCCGTCCGCTGAAGGCATGGGCGGAGGCGTTCGGTTTCGACTTGGTTCCGAAGGAAAAGCCAGAAGGCATCAATCTCAACGCCGCACTTTTGCGGCTGCACGCCGATCTTGCCGACGTTACCCGACTTGCGTTCGACGCACAGGCTGATGGACGCGTCTGCTCGATCGAGAAAACGAGCCTGCTTAAGGAGGCAGAGGAAGTGATCGTCAGTCTGGAAGTATTCAAGCAGTCCGTGAAGGCAGCCTGAGTTTCAGACACAAAAAAGCCGACGTAGAAGGTCGGCTAATTCGCAAAACTAGAGAGGCCCGATTATGCAGAGCCATCCCATTTCGAGCAATACCCCGAACAATGTCGCGACACGTTTTCAGAATTCTCAAAACGTGTCGCGAGCTTTTATCTTTTCCGTTCAGGTCAGGAACACCTGACATGCAGTTCACCGTCACGATCAATCAGGTGAAGACATTTACGTTGGGTGTTAGCTCCCAGCAAGCCTTGCTCGTTGCTGGAGGTTGCACATGAGCATGGGCCTTATGGTCGCCGCGATGAAGCTTCGCGTCGGCAATCCACTTCGCAAACTGGTGCTCATCAAGCTGGCAGACAATGCCAGTGATATAGGGGAATGCTGGCCGTCCTATCAACACATCGCCGATCAGTGCGAGATCAGCAAGCGTTCGGTTATGAACCACATCACCGCGCTGTGTGAGTCAGGGCTGCTGCGCAAGGAAATTAGGAAGGGGGGGCCGAAGGGCAACTCGTCGAACGTTTACTTCCTGACCCTTGATGGTGGTGCACCTCCTGCACCAGGGGTAGTGCAGCAGATTCACCAGGGCGGTGCAGCAGGTTCACCCCCTAGTGAATCTCCTGCACTAGGGGGTAGTGCAGGAGCTGCACCCAGAACCAGTCACTCTTCTGAACCAGTCAATGAACCGGTCATTGAACCAATTGCACCCCCGGCTTCCGCCGAGGTTGTGCCGGCTCAGTCCCGCAATCTGGTTCTGGTGGTTGATCGCACCGATGCGCCCCGGGTTGAAATTCCCGCCGATATGCCGGGCCCAAAAGACCAGTCCTGCAAAACCTTCAAGGTCTGGGCGAACTACGCCATGGCCTACCGCAAGCGCTACAACGGTGCTTGGCCGGTATGGAACGCCAAGGTCGGTGGCCAGCTCGGCCAACTGGTCGACCGCCTCGGCGCCGATGTCGCTCATCACGTCGCCGCGCACTACCTGAAAACCAGCGATGCCGCCGTCCTGCGCAAATGCCACAGTCTCAATGAGCTGCTGGCCAACGCCGAGAGCTACCACACCCAGTGGGTGACCGGTCAGCGCATCAACGGGACTACCGCACGCCAGATGGAACGCACCGAGGCGAACGTATCCGCCGCCGAGCAGGCCGCGCAAATGGTCTTGGCGAAGCGCAAAGCAGGAGAGCGCAATGAGTACCTTTGAAATGAACGACCAGCAGGTTGCTGGCCTCGCCGCCGCGATCTGCGCTACAGCCGAGGCCATGGGGCAGGAAATGAACCCAGGCACTGCGGCGATGATGGCTGAAGACCTTTGCGCTTACTCGGTGCCCGCCGTGAAAGCTGCGCTGAAGGCCTGCCGCTTCGAGGTGAAGGGCAAGCTGGCGATGGCCGACATTCTCCAGCGAGTGCAGGCCGCTGACGGCCGCCCGGGCAAGGACGAAGCATGGGCGATCGCCATGACCACCAACGATGAATTTGAAACCGTGGTGCTGACCGACGAAATCCAGCTCGCACTGGCTGCTGCAAAACCTGTCCTCGATGCCGACGACAAGGTTGGTGCACGCATGGCATTCAACAGCGCTTACGAGCGTCTGGTGGGTCAGGCTCGGGAGGACAACAAACACGTCAATTGGCACGTGTCGGTTGGTTTCGACGCAAACCGCCGAACACAGGCGATTACCAAGGCATTGCAAATGCAGCGAATCCCACAGGAGCGCGCGCAGCAGTATCTGGCCGACTTGAGTGTCGCGCCGGTCACTGAAGACGGAAGGGCCGTCGTTGCGCTGCTCACCGGTGAGGTCGCGCGGCCTTCGCCAAAGCTGCGCGAAAAGCTCGCCGCGGTGAAGGACTCGATGCTGGCGATGCGCAAAGCCTCGGACGAGGAAAAAACAGAACTGCGAATTTTGGCAGCCAACGAGCTGGCTGATCGCCGGGCGCTGCTGATTCGGCAGGCCGAACAATTGAAAGCAGGGAGCGCGGCTCAATGACCGATACCACTGAACAGAAAAAGCAGGCTGAGGCCAGCTTCAAAAACTTCCACCGCAGCCTCTGCGAGCGCTTCGGCTACTTCCACGATGAGATCGACTGGCAGCGTGACCTAGTTTCGCTGGAAGAGCACATCGCCACTCAATTCAGCCACGTCAATGCGGAAAACGCGGCGCTGCGTGGACAGGTGCAAGCGCTGCAGCGCGGTGCCGGCCAGTTTCAGGAACAAAACGATGCTTTGCTCGAAGGCATGACACGCATCATGCAGTCGACTCGCTTGGGCGACCCGGCGTTTGCCATAGCGTGCGAAGTGGTTGGGGAGCTTGAGCATTCCGCTGGCAGTCGAGCGGGCGGGGAAGGAACAGAATCCAGCCTCTCGCTTTCGCTCAGACTTCCGAAAGGTTCGCGCGCGCATGAGGCTGGTGAGCAGAGTTTATGCAACGAAAAAAGCGTGATCAAGGGGGTGGACCATGGCTGACAAAATCTCCGTGAACTGCCAGGCCAAGCTTTCCGAGGCTATCACCGCTATCAGTGCCATGTACCGCGACAAGAAGTTCGTCGTGGTCTCGCTGCGCCCCGGCAAGGACCGAACGCTGGACCAGAACCGACTGTGGTTCGCGATGTACAAGCGCATCGCTGAAATGACGCAGATCGGCGATGAGGCTGACGCCCGCCGGTACTGCAAGTTGCACATCGGCGTGCAGATCCTGCTGAACGAGGATGCCGGGTTTCAGGCGGAGTGGTACCGGGTGATGCGCCATCTTCCGTACGCGACAAAGCTGGAAATGATGGGGGGCTGCCATTTGTTCGGCCCGGACGGTTTCCCGGTGACCAGTCTTTTCAATCGAGCTCAAGGCGTGGCGTACACCGACCGCATTGTCGCGCGCTTCGCACCGCAGGGTGTGTACTTCGATGATCTTCTGAGCCAGGAGGCTGCATGACGATTGAAAGGAAGCAGCCGCGCCCGAAAAAATGCTCAGTCAAAACCTGCAGGACCTCATTCGTCCCGAAGGTGAGCTTTCAGTCTTGGTGCTCGCCGGACTGCGCCGTTGTCATCGCGCGGGAGAAGCAGGAGAAGAAGCGCAAGTCGCTGGCCAGCATCGAGCGTCGCGAGATCAAGGTACGCAAAGAGAAGCTAAAGAGTAGGGCGGATCATCTACGCGAAGCCCAAGCCGCGGTGAACAAGTACGTCCGCCTGCGTGACGCGCACCTGCCATGCATCAGCTGCGACTCGATGCCGAAGGACAGCGACCTGATCACCGGCAGCCGCTGGGACGCTGGGCATTATCGATCCGTGGGTGCCTGCCCGGAACTGCGTTTCGAGCCACTGAACATCCATCGTCAGTGCGTGAAGTGCAACCGCAACCTGTCCGGTAATGCCGTCGAGTACCGCATCCGGTTGGTACAGCGCATCGGCGCCGAAACCGTGGCCTGGCTGGAGGGGCCTCATGAGCCCCGCAAGTACACCGTCGAAGAAATCAAAACCATCAAGACTGAATACCGGGCCAAGACCCGCGAACTGAAAAAAGGGGAAGCCGCATGAAGCTGATCAACGCAAGGCAGGTATGGACTGAGGCTCAGCATGAATCGAACGCGTCGATCAGCGCTGCAGCCATTGACCGGGCAGAGTCTGCGCCGGTGAAAAAGGGCGCCCGTATGCGCCGGCATGAAGCGGTATTCGCCGCACTTGGTGAAGACAAGGAAGAGCGTATTCAAGTTGTGCGCGAGCGGATCAGCATCAGCGAGACGCGTCGCACGCCAGTTGGACGATCGACTGCTCGGGCTGCGCACTTGGCAACCATCGGCAAAGTTCTCCGCGCGATCGATACGCTACCGTTCCAGGTGCAGCAGCTCGGGCACTACATGTATCACCCATGCATGACGATGGTTCACGTGCTCAACGCCGAGAAACTGATCTGGAATTACGTGGATTTCTCCGCGCTGACAGATGCCAAGGCTGCGAAAGCTCATTGCATGATCACCGTCGCTCTGCAGTCGTACAAAGTTGAGGCTCATGGCGGGGAGCAGTGGGGGCCGGCACGCGTCGCCGAGGGGATGCTCAATCTGTACGGAGTGCGCATCGAGCCGAAAGTGTGGGACCGCGACTGGAAGGATGTGTGGAATTTCCTGCGTGAAGCTATTTCAGAAGTGGATGTTCAGGCCTTGCAGCCTGTATGGCAGGTCATATTTGATGAAAATTCTGAAGATGCGGCATAAAGGTGTTGCTATGTTGGGGTTTATGAGGTAATTTTTCCATAGTGCACAAGTAACGCGAAACGCACATAGATATTCAAGCCCGGCCAAGCGCCGGGTTTTTTGCTGAGGTGATATGGATACTGCCGGCCACCAGTTCGACCAAATCTACTTCGTGACACTTTACCTTCCCGGTTTCTTTTCGTTTGTATTAGTCATCGCCTTAGCAGTGCTTAGGAGGCGGTTTCTCGTCATACGGCAATGGAAAACTTTTGCGCTCTTTACGTTAGGGTTGCTGATCATCGGCGGTGCGTTACCAGTATGGCGGGCACTCTTTCCTGTGCCGTGCCTCTACTACCCTTTTAAGCCATTGAGCCCGTGTTGGATGGAGCCATCAGCAGCATTTCAGATGGGACTATTTGGCGGGGTTGTCGGTGCGCTAATAGCGCTGGTAGTACTCAAGGTTTCGCGAGTATCCGCCAGGAAAATAAGCCGTCTAAGGCAGTAGAAAGCCCGCCCGGTGCGGGTTTTTTTATTCCTCGAATTTACGTGTAGACAGGACAGCCTTCGGGAAGCCTGGACGTCGATAGGCGGATAGTGCGACGTACGGAATCAACACCGGCAGCCCGCGTACCCTGATCTCACAATGCTGCAGGGTGGCGCGACGTCGAATGGTGAGCGCAAAAGCACTGGACTGTATACGTGGGGGGCGCTCAGATTGGGGGTACCTGATTTTCAGGACCCGACCCTCCGGCCGGGCCGCATTGTTACTAGGTTATTTTGTCTCGCTGGTCTGCAACTGAAGCGACTGCAGCTCCATTGGCGAGAACTCCTTGGGATCCAGCTTGCGGTCGTATGTAGTAATCACGGGCTTCGGCCCCGACACGACTGGAGTGAGATCAGCAAGTGTTCCCTTATATGCCAAGGTATCCTTCGGAATCATAAGTAAATTTACGAATTTCACTGTTACGGTATTGCCTCGTTGAGAGTCTGCTCCTGACGTCAAGCCGCCGCCAGCCTTGGCCGTCCCAGCTCCTCCAGCAATTGGAGCTGCCAAATCGATCGTCAAATTTCCTGACTTTTTGTCACTTGCAGCGATGTTGAATACCACGGTTACTTCCGACGCGATCAGCCCGGTTTTCACATCCCCTTCAGCCATTTTCATTGCTTTTAGACCAGTACCGACTTCCTGCATAGCTTTCGCAAGCGTGATCTCACTCGGCTTTGCCGTTTGCTGGAATAGGCCACATCCTGAGATAGACAAGAATGCGGTTGCTATAAACATTTTTCCCAACATGATGCGCTCCTTTTTTTGGTGGCTATGCGCCACCCTCTGAGCGTAGTCGTTTAAATCTCTGGAGAACTGAATGGATCCTACTGACCTCGGCCCAGGCACAGCTACCTGGCTGGGCGGTAGTGCCACGGTGATACTAGGCGGGCTGCTGTGGCTGCGGAAATTCCTATCGAAGGATGCTGCTGACCGGGCAATGGACAACGCCGATATCGGCACCGTCCGCCGCCTCAATGAACTGCTCGACTCGGAGCGCACCGCCCGGAAGGAAGCGGAGTCCCGTGCCGATCAGTTCGCGAAAGAGCGCAACGACCTGGCTGCTTCGGTTGGCCGCATGGAAGGGAAGATTGAAGCGCTGACCAGTCAGGTCGCCCAGCTCACGGAGCGAGTGACCCTGCAGAGCGACGAGATCACCCGCCTGCGGAACAAGCTCGGAGGTGCTGTGTGATGGACAGATGCGCGATGGAATTCATTGCTCGCCGCTGGTGGCGCCGGGCAGAAGTTTGGGCGATCGCCATTGTGCTGGTCGCCGGCGGCACGGTGCTGGGTTATCAGGCCTGCTACTGGTCGCTTGCCGAGAAGCAGGCGAAGCAGGTCGAGGAGATCCGCAGTGCATACGCCACCGCCATGAATGAGCGGGACCACCGCCTGGACGAATTGACCCGCAAGACTGGGACTGCTGCCGAGAAGGCTTCGAAGGCCGCAACTACTGCCACCCAAGCAGCGGACAAAGCGCTCGAAGCAGTCGATCGGGTAAGTCAGTAAGTCGCGACACGTTTCGCGAATCAGCAAATTGTGTCGCGCCTTGTAGATCAGTCAGAGCTTGCCCTGAGTTTTCAGATTACTTAGCAACTGATATAGCTTGTTAAATCTACCTTTGAGGTCCTCGCCATAATTGTCGAGGAAGGAATCGAACTGGGCCTTTTCTTGCTGGGTTATTTGTTCCTCCTGGATTCGAAACCCATCGGGTTGATCAGTAAATAGGCCGCGTTCTATTTCTACTGCTGAATTGTCGCGGTCCAGCAGGGCTTTGGCCAAAAAAATGGAGGAGTCGATTACACGGTGGAGAGGGAGCTCTTCCGATTGTCGCGACCATTTGTCTTTGTAGCGCATGATTTTCAGCGAGAGCTCGTCGCTATCCCATTGCGAAAAGCCAACAGAGAGGTATCTGACATCGGTGTTTTTTCGGTACATGCCATCAAATGTTTTGTAAGGCATGGCATAGACGGGCTTATGATCTAAGTGCAGAGGAAGAGGCGGGGAAAATTTGTAATTTTCCTTCGCTGCGAATTCTTCGATGGGCATGGTTAGCAATCCTTTGAAGTAGGGGCACAGTTGTGCCGCAGGTGAGTGCGGCACGGATTGCCCAGATCTTAAACATTCTCTTTTTTGTGGCCTGTGCGGGCCTCTCTGTGCTTGTGGTCAAGCTCAATGAACTCGTCTGTCGGCTCGCTATTGTGAAGTAATACGTATCGTTCTGACTCTTGTCGTGTAAGTCCGACAAACAGTTCTTTGTCGGATTCAACTATGAGCGCTCCCGTAGCTTCCAATTGCTTCCTGTTGAAGTTGGGAAGATACAGGGGCTCCACTCCCGAGTTCAGTAGGCCGCAAGCGCTCACCGCCTCATCCTCAATTTGATACGGGCCGCCGACGTAATCGCCGTCAGCCTGCGAGTCCTCGATCTGATAACAGTATTGATCGATCGGGAGCGCGGGTGGCTGTGCCCCATGTTGAATTGCGAGAAGTGCCACGTTTGGGCGGTGCACCACACTGTATCTGTTGTTCATTGAATCCATCCTTGTGTTTGACGCTTACCAATACCGTCAACCAGTTTTCATTTCAAGCAATCGGGACAATCTATGGCAACCAAGCAACCCGACTGGGAGGCGATCGAACGAGCCGACCCAGCCGAGGTTGCAAGCATCAGGGCTTACTGAGCAGGCAAGCAACGATCCCGGGCTTCACACATTCCGGAGCGATCATCAAAATGACGACGGCTACTGCAAGCACTAAGTAAATTGTGTTTTTCATCCTTCGAGCCTCGTTGGTTAATGAGCGCTCATTAGGCCGGGCTGGCTCGCAAATAGGCGGGTAATCTGCCCCCCTTTTGGGGGCGAACTCTGAATTCAAAAGGTTCTTCTGGTATGAATCGGCCGCGCCCTCCTGCGTCATTGGTCGAGCTATCCGATCTTTCGGATTTCGGCACCCGCCTGATCCCAGCGCCTGAAGTTTGGGAATGGCTCCAAACCGAGATCCTCACCGAGACTGGCAGCATCCACAACGAGGACCATGCCCATCTGATCGACGCGGACATTCGTGTGATGTGGGCTTCTGCTGCCTTCACGAAGAAAGGGCAAACGGTGGTTGGCCAGGCTGAGCAGGTAGCGTTCCGCGCGGGTGGCTGGCAGAAGGCCCGGATGGAGCAGCAGATGCGTGATTGGTTCGGCGAAGTGCCGGGCTACATCATCACCCTGGCCGCCGACTACTGCGCTGACTGCTCCGATGCTGACTTCTGCGCCTTGGTCGAGCATGAGCTGTATCACATAGCCCAAGCGACCGATAAGTACGGTCAGCCAGCATTCACCCAAGACGGATTGCCCAAGCTTGAGATGCGCGGACACGACGTTGAAGAGTTCGTCGGTGTGGTGCGTCGGTATGGGGCGAGCCGTCAAGTGCAAGAGCTGGTGGACGCTGCAAACAAGCCTGCTGAGGTAGGGAAAATCAACATATCGAGGGCCTGCGGAACCTGTCTGCTCAAGTCGGCCTGATTCTGGACAGGCTCTGGACGGATGAAAATCTATGGCAGCCCTTCAAAACGACGTGAAGGCCTTTATCGTTCAGGCCTTGGCGTGCTTCGACACGCCTTCACAGGTTGTTGAAGCCGTCCAAAAGGAATACGGGATAACGGTGACTCGCCAGCAGGTGGAGACACACGATCCCACAAAGACATCAGGGAAAGGCCTTGCCAAGCGCTGGGTGACGATGTTTGAAGATGCCCGCAAGCGCTTCCGCGAAGAAACCGCCGAGATCCCGATCGCGAATCGTGCCTACCGCCTCCGGGCCATGAACCGGTTCGTTGAGAGGGCCGAGTCGTTGAAGAACATCGGCCTCGCCATGCAGATCCTCGAGCAAGCCGCGAAGGAAGTCGGCGACGTCTACGTCAATCGCCACCGTAAGGATGAGCCCGACGACGAACCGGCAATCCCGACGCGCATTCAGGTCGACGTAGTGGATGCGAGGAAGCCGAATGCCGAGCCTTAACGTTCCGCAGTCGCAGTTCCTCCTGTTACCCCACAAGTTTCGCGCATTCGTTGCTGGTTTCGGCTCCGGAAAGACCTGGGTCGGATGCTCGGCGCTCAGCAAGCATTTCATGGAGTGGCCCGGCGTCAACGCTGGTTACTTCGCACCGACTTACCCGCAGATCCGCGACATCTTCTATCCAACAATGGAGGAGGTGGCCTACGACTGGGGGCTGAAGACCAAGATCAACCAGGCGAACCATGAGGTTCACATCTACAGCGGTCGGCAGTATCGCGGCACTGTGATTTGCCGGTCGATGGAGAAGCCGCAGACCATCGTCGGTTTCAAAATCGGTCACGCCCTGGTCGACGAGCTGGACGTGCTGACGTCAATCAAAGCGCAGCAGGCCTGGCGCAAGATCATTGCACGGATGCGTTACAACATCCCCGGGCTGAAAAACGGCGTGGACGTGACCACGACGCCGGAAGGCTTCAAGTTCGTCTTTCTCCAGTTTGTGAAGCAGTTGCGCGACAAACCGGCGCTGAAGGAAATGTATGGGCTGATCCAGGCCAGCACCTTCGACAACGAGCTGAATCTGCCGGATGACTACATCGCCTCGCTGATGGAGTCGTACCCCGAACAGTTGATCCGCGCGTACTTGAACGGCCAGTTCGTCAACCTGACGTCCGGATCGATCTACCACGCTTACGACCGCAAGCTGAACCAGTGCTTCGACACGGTCCAGCCCGGCGAGCCGCTGTTCATCGGTATGGACTTCAACGTCGGCAAGATGGCGGCGATCACCCACGTCAAACGTGAGCAGGGCCTGCCGCGCGCCGTGGACGAGTTGATGGATGGCTACGACACGCCGGACATGATCCGCCGTATCAAAGAGCGGTACTGGGAACACACCGGCAACGACTTCAGAAAGACCTGCGAGATCCGGATCTACCCGGACGCCTCCGGCGACTCGCGCAAGTCGGTCAATGCCAGCCTCACCGATATCGCCATGCTGAAACAAGCAGGCTTCACGGTCATCGCGCCGGCGGCCAACCCGCCGGTGAAGGATCGGATCAACGCCATGAACGCCATGTTCTGCAACGCGCAGGGCGAACGGCGGTACCTGGTCAACCCGTTTACCTGCCCAACCTACGCCGACGGCCTGGAACAGCAGATCTGGGCGCCCAATGGCGAACCGGACAAAAGCCAAGGCAACGACCACGCCAACGACGGCGGCGGTTACTTCATTCACCGCGAGTACCCGATCATCAAACCGGTCACCGCCATCAAAATGGGATACGCCCGATGAGCAACGACGTCTCCTTCAAGCGGGCGGACTACATCGAAGTGCTGAATCGCTGGGCAACCGTGCGCGATGTTTGCGCCGGTCAGCACAGGGTTGTTGACCGACTGCCGTACATCAATGCTCACGACAAGTCGCCTGAGAACGTAGACCGAAACAAGGCCTATCGCGAACGGGCGGTGTTCAAGAACGCCACCGGTCACACGCGCAATGGCTTGCTCGGTTTGGCGTTTCACAAAGACCCGACGCTGACCGTCGCCAAGAAGATGGAATACCTGCAGGACAACGCCAACGGCTCCGGCGTGAGCATCTACCAGCACTCGCAAGGCACGCTAGAGAAGGTGCTTGAGGCCGGTCGGCATGGTCTGTACGTCGACTATCACCATGACGCCGGCGCCGGTGGTCACTCCGTGATCCTGTCGTACTGCGCCGAAGACATCATCAACTGGCGCACGGGCATGGTGAACGGACACTGCGTGCTGACCCTGGTGGTGCTGCGCGAATCGCCGGAAATCGAAGACGGCTTCGGCTTCAAGGTGATCGAACGGTACCGGGAACTGGCTCTCGAGGATGATGGCTTCGTCTGCCGCGTTTGGCGCCGATCCGGGCCGAAAGGCGGCGGGCCGCTGGCTGTTGTTGAGGAGTTCAAGCCCACCGGCGCCGTCGGCCGCTTGAAGGAGATTCCATTCACCTTTGTCGGCGCGCAGAACAACGACCCGAGTATCGACGAGTCACCGCTTTACGATATCGCCATGATCAACTTGGGCCACTATCGGAACAGCGCCGACTACGAGGACAGCGTCTTCTGGTGTGGCCAGGCACAGCCATGGATCTCCGGTCTGGATGAACAGTGGCGCGACTGGATGGAGAAAAACGGCGTTTACGTTGGTTCCCGTGCGCCGATGATGCTGCCATCAGGTGGCGCCTTCGGTTATGCCCAGCCTCTGCCGAACACGCTGGTGAAGGAGGCCATGGCCGACAAGAACCAGATGATGATCGAGTTGGGCGCACGAATGGTCGTGGCTTCTCTCTCGTCCAAGACGGCGACCGAAGCCCGTGGTGATCAGTCTGCATCGACTTCGGTGCTTGCCGGGTGTGTGGCGAACGTAAGCGAGGCGTATACCAGGGCGATCATGTGGTGCTGCACCTACATGGGCGTCGACGACGCGAAGGTTGCTTATCAGATCAACCAAGAGTTCGTGGAACTGACGGCTGATCCGCAAATGATCACCGCGCTGGTCGCCCTCTGGCAGAACGGTGGATTCGCCAAAGCAGATCTTCGAGCGTACCTGCGTAAGTTGGGCCTGATCGCGCCAGAGCGCACCGACCAGCAAATCGACGGTGAGCTGGCAGAGCAGGGCGACGGCTTGGGCCTGGACGATGAGGGCGTAATCGATGGCAGCAAACCAAGCAATCCTTGACGCCACGATCCGGCACGCGGTCTTCCTTGAAAAACTTAAGGCCGGGGAGGTTGGCAAGTTCGCTCCCTTCCTCAAGGAGATCGACCGCTCGATCCGCGACCGGCTCACCCAGTCGGATCTGACCGAGTACAACGTGAAGCGGCTGGAAGCGCTGCTGAAAGAGGTCGACAGTCTGCTGCTGGGCATCTTCGACCGTTACAGCGCGCAACTGAACCTCGACCTGATCGACATCGCCAACTACGAGGCTGAGTTTGAGGCGTCGAGCCTGGCCCGGTCGGCGCCGGTGGGTGTCTCGTTGGATGTGGTTACGCCCACGGCGGCGGCTATCCGCACCGCGGTGCTGACCAATCCCCTCAGTGTGCGCGGCACCGGCGGCGGTAAGCTGCTGAAGTCGTTCATCAAGGGCTGGACCAGTGCCGAGCGCGAGCGCGTTACCGGCACGATTCGGCAGGGATTCTTCGAAGGTCAAACGAACTTCCAGATCATCCGCAACATCCGTGGTAGCAAAGCAGCCGGATACAAGGATGGGGTTCTTGCCATCACCAACCGCAATGCCAGCACGGTGGTGCATACCGCGATTCAGCATGTGTCGTCCCAGTCGCGCATGGAGGTGGCCAAAGCCAACACGGACATAGTGTCCGAGGTTGAGATGGTCGCCACGCTGGACAGCAAGACCAGCCAGCAGTGTCGGTCGATGGATAAGCGCCGATTCCCGGTCGATTCCGGGCCGCGCCCTCCGTTTCACCCGAATTGCCGGACCACATTCGTCCTGCTTACCAAGCTCAGCGAAATGTTCGCCAAAGATGCTACACGGGCGGCGGTGGGCGCAGGTGGAGCAGGACAGGTCAGTGCGAGCCTCGACTATTACCACTGGCTTCAGCAACAGCCGGGATCGTTTCAGGACGTGGCTATCGGCCCCGTGCGAGCCAAGCTATTTCGCGAAGGCGGTTTGAGCGTCGAGCGCTTCGCAGAGTTACAGCTTGATCGCAACTTTGCGCCGCTGACACTTACTCAAATGAAGGGGTTGGAGCCCTTGGCATTCGAGCGTGCAGGAATATGACTCCTCAGCAATCTTGTCGCTGAGCGTCCAGTTCTGACATGTATTTGTAGTAGGCATCTTTCCAATCTGTGACGAGCTTTTCGTATTCCTCTTTGATGAACTCGGGTCTTTCGAATGATTTGTAGTCCGATACCCTAATGGTCATCCAGTCGGCGAGCTCGCCGGACTTTTCTCCGAGTTTTGAGTTATTCAACAGCATCAACGAGTAACCAGCTCTCGAGAACGCTTCTACATAAGCAGGTTTCTTCTCTTGAAATCCTGGTGAAGCACTGCCGGTCGCAAGTGTCGCTAGGGAAGCGATGAAAGCGTCACTTTTGATTCGGGCGTACTCCTCCCTTTTGTCTAACCGGCTTATGCAGCTAAGTTTTTCGCTAGATCTGGTCGTTTGCGCGCTGCTTATCCAAGACGTAACGCTGGTCGCAAGCACGCCGGTGAGTGTTAGTGCGGAAGATAAAACAGCGATCTTTAACGCGTTCTTCAGATTTTTTTGGGTTTCATATCTTGATGCCGATGACGCCATTTTTGTTTGTCTCCTAAAAAGTCGGCATTGAAATGCTTTAGCACTGGAAACGCAACGTGACCCGCTACGGCGGGTTTTTTTACGCCTGCAAAGTGGGCAACACATACCCAAGGGGTGCATCAACGTGGCAGAAGAAAACGAAATCGACCTGGACAATCCGGCAATCAAGGCCGCTATCGCGACTGCCGTTGAGACCTCTGTTTCTGGTCTGAAAACCAAAAACTCCGAGCTGCTGGGCAAGCTGAAGGAAACCACCGGCAAGCTCAGCCAGTTCGAAACCCAGTTCGAGGGCATCGACATTGACGCCGTCAAAGGCTTGCTCAGCCGGGCCGGCCAAGACGAAGAAACCAAGCTGCTGACTGAGGGTAAGGTGGACGAGGTGTTCAATCGTCGCACCGAGCGCTTGCGCGCCGACAACGATAAGCAGTTGAAGGCGCTCACGGCGCGGGCCGAAAAGGCTGAGGCCTTCGCCGCCAAGTTCCAGGGCAAAGTCCTGGGCGATTCGGTACGCGGTGCAGCACTCAAAGCCGGCGCACTGCCGGAAGCAACCGACGACATCATCCTGCGCGCCAAAGGCGTGTTCTCGCTGAACGAAGAGGGCGAAGCGGTCGCCGTTGATGAATCCGGCCAGGTCATCCTCGGTAAAGACGGCAAAACCCCTTTGACTCCGCTCGAATGGGCGGAATCCCTGCGCGAAAGCGCACCTCACCTGTGGCCAAGGGCTTCAGGGACACAAGCCCCGGGCGGGGGTGGCGGCCAGGCTGCATTCAAGCGCTCCGAAATGACTGCCGAGCAAAAGCGTGACTACCAGCGCAAGCACGGCCAAACCGCATACCTGCAATTGCCCAAGTAAGGGGATTTACCCATGGCAACGACTGTGAACAGCGACTTGATCATCTACAACGATGAGGCGCAAACCGCATACCTGGAGCGTGTCCAGGACAACCTCGATGTGTTCAACGCATCGTCCAATGGCGCGATCGTGCTCGATAACGAGCTGATCGAAGGCGACTTCCGCAAGCGCTCGTTCTACAAGATCGGCGGCTCGCTAGAGCATCGCGATGTCAACTCCACCGGCAAGGTGACCGCGAAGAAGATCGGCGCGGGCGAAGCCGTTGGCGTCAAGGCGCCGTGGAAGTACGGCCCATACCAGACCACCGAAGAGGCGTTCAAGCGCCGCGGTCGTCCGGTCGATGAGTTCTCCCAGATCATCGGCGCCGACGTTGCTGACGCCACACTGGAAGGCTTCATCCAGTACGCCACCGCTGCGCTGCGCGCCTCGATCAGCTCCAATGCTGACATGGTGGTTTCGGCCAACATCGAGACTGACGGCAAGAAAACCCTGACCCGAGGCATGCGCAAGTTCGGCGACAAGTTCGGTCGTATCGCGCTGTGGGTCATGCACTCCAGTGCTTACTTCGACATCGTCGACGAGGCGATCGCGAACAAGGTCTACGAAGAGGCGGGCGTCGTCATCTACGGCGGCCTGCCTGGCACTCTCGGCAAGCCGGTGCTGGTCACCGACACCGCGCCCGCAGATGTGATCTTCGGCCTGCTGCCAAACGCTGTGGTTATCACTGAGTCTCAGGCGCCCGGCTTCCGTTCGTACGCAGTGAACGACGAAGAGAACCTGGGTATCGGTTACCGCGCAGAAGGCACCGTCAACATCGATGTGCTGGGCTACAGCTGGAAGGAAGCCGCTGGCGGCGCGAACCCAACGCTTGCCGCCGTGGGCTCGGCTGCGAACTGGGTCAAGCATTCCAACAGCAACAAGGTGACTGCTGGTGTGCTGATCACCCTGACCACCACGCCACCAGCCGGCGGCTGATACTGGCCCTGACAGCGGCCAGCAATGGCCGCTACGGAGACTTTTATGGAACTGGTTTACTCCACTCAGAACTCGGACTTCGATCCGGAAAAGCGGTACCGCAATCCGGCGCACTTTGATCGGCCTGAAGCGGGTGTGACACACGCAGTTGTGATTGGCGATTGGCCGAAGGTGGTCGACGCTTATGAGGCGCTCGGCGTTGAGGTCTCGGTGATGAAGCCTTTGATCAGCGAGCCGATTGATTCAGGTGACGCTGCGGTCATTGCCAGCCTTGAGCAGGACAACGCCACGCTGCGCGCCGAGCGCGACGGCATCCTGCGACTGATCGAAGCCGCCGAGGGGCAATCGGAGCTGGAACATCCGGACGCGGGAGAGCTGCCGATCCGTCTGTTCGGTTCGCTGAAAACCATTCATGAGGGTTTCGAAACTCTTACGGGTGAACGTGACAACTTGGCGGGCGAGGTTGAATCCCTCCGCGCTGAAGTCGCCCGTCTCAAGGCTTCAGCGGAACCGGTTGACAGTGCCGAGAAAATCGCGGTCCTCAAAGCCCAGCTCGACGCCGCTAAAGTGCCGTATCGGGCGAACGCTTCGGTAGAATCGCTGGAAAAGGCAGTTGCTGAGCTTCCGAAGGCGTAATAATCCGGGTGTCCATTCACTGGCGCCCGATTCAAACAACACAGCGAGCTGATTCATGACTCTCATCATCGAGGACGGTACCGGCAAGCCTGACGCCGAAAGCTACGCATCCGCCGAAGACCTAGCCATGTACGCCGTGAAGTTCGGCGTGGTCATACCGGCGGAGGTGCCAGCACAGGAAGAGCTGCTACGTCGTGCCGCCCTGGCAATGGACGGCATGACGTGGAAAGGGCGAAAGTCCAACAGCGAGCAGGCTCTGGCCTGGCCGCGCCGCGGTGTCGAGTTGGATTACGAGATCAAGCCCGACAACTACCTGCCAGCGCGGATCCAGTACGGTCAAATGGCTTTGGCCGCCGAGATCCACACTGACGACGTCGACCCGATCGAGAAGCGCAAAGGCGCGGTAACGCTGGAGCGTGTTGAAGGCGCTGTCACACGCGAGTACGCGGCGATCCCGAACGCCAGCGGACGTCTGTTGCCAGCAGCGCCGGGCCGGCCGAGCGCTACGCAGTTCGCCGATTACCTACAGAAGCGTGGGTTGTTTGCGGTTAGAGCTTAGTGATAGCGTAATGACTTCATCTAATGGAAGAGAAGCTCATGACCGAAAAAGCAAAAACTGAAACCGAGCTGCAAGCGTGGGACATTTACTTCGCTGCAGCGCTGCCACTGGCAAAGGAAAAAGCAGATGCGTCAGGCTTAAGTGAAAATAAGTCTTGGGACAAACTTTTGAAGGTTGCCAGTGAAGTAGCCGACGATATGCTTAAAGCGCGTCGGTTAAGAGGATAGCTAATTAGCCCAGCCACCGTGCTGGGCTTTTCATATCGGGAGCCACCATGGCCTTCTACGACGAAATGGCCGTGATGGCTCTGGAGATGATCACAGAGTTCGGCCAGCCAGTGACCATTCGCGCAACGACTGTCGGTGAGTACGACCCGGAAGCCGGATCGGCACCACCAGACAGCACCAAAGAGCAGACCGCCCAAGGCATCCTGCTCGACTTCACCGGCCAGGAGTACCAGAACAACAGCCTCATCAAGCAGGGCGACAAGAAGCTGAAGATCGCCGCGCAGGGACTGGAGTGGGTGCCGGATCTGCTGAACAAAGTGATCATTCAGGGGCGTACCTGGTCCATCGTGCCGCCTTTGAAAGAGGTCAACCCAGCCGGCACGCCAATTCTGTATGAGCTGCAGGTGCGGTCATGAGCAAATACTCAGGCCTCAACGGCAGTTTCGCCGAGAACATCCGCCAGTTTGCCGAGCGGGCCCAAGCTGGACTCGACGCCACCTTCCGCGAAATCGTGATCGAGATCGGTAGCAGCGTCATCCGCATGTCACCGGTGGGTAACCCCGAGATCTGGGCCGCGAACGTGGCGCATCGCGCAACCAACACCCGTGCCGCTGATCACTACGATTTCAAGGTCGCCGTGCGCAACACCCTCATCAATCTCGATGAGAACAATTTCACCAAGGTCGGGAAGCTGAAGCGCGGCGTGAAGTACGCCAAGCCGCTGACAAAGACCGAGCGCGACCAGAACTTCAGCGTGAATGGACTGGTTGCTGGCAAGGATTACGTCGGCGGCCGATTCCGCGGGAATTGGCAGTTCTCGATCGGGACGCCGGCAGAAGGCGAACTTGATCAGGTCGATCCGGCCGGCGGCATCACCTTGGCGAAGCTCAGGCTTCAGGTCGAACAACTGACCATCGGGCAAACGGCGTACATCGTTAATAACCTGCCATATGCGGTGCCGCTTGAGTACGGCCATTCCAAACAGGCACCGGGCGGCATGGTGCGTATCACGCTCGCGCGATTCCAGCAGATCGTCGACGAAGCCATCAGGAACAATCAGGTATGAGCCACAACATCATCGCTTCGATCTACGAAGCCCGGCTGATCGCTTGGGCGAAGGCTTTGCCGACACCCATCAAGGTCGTCGTCGAGAACGAGGCCTATGAGCCCGGAAATGGTGTCACCTACCTGCGAGCTTTCACTTTGCCGGGCGACACCGCAAGCGGCACGCTTGCCGGTGATCACAAGCTGTTCACGGGGGTGTTTCAGGTCAGCATCGTGACACCAGCAGGGAAGTATCGCGGCGCGGCCGGCGCGTTGGCTGACCAGATCGCCGCGCTGTTTCCGCTGTACGAGCGAAACACGAAGGGTGCGCTGACCGTGGTGACCATAACGCCGGTCGATCAGGGGCCAGGTATTCCAGGCGACACGACCTTCACCGTACCGGTGTCGTTCATGTACCGAGCCGATACCGACTGATCTGCTGAGGTAGAATCCCGTCATCAACTCTTAAGAGCTATTGGTGATGGATGAAAATCGGAAGCAACGGCTTCAATACCTCGGCGAAATGGTGGATGCCCACTGCTATCGAAACCGTGAGGAAATTGGCGGGAGCGACCGGTGCCTATGCACTGGGTGCGGCGCATGGCTGAAGCCGGCCGAAATCATTAAGTGGTACGAAGAACTGCATGCTTGTTGCCCACACTGCGGGCTCACCGGCGTGGTTGTCGGTTCGAAGTCCGGCATACCGCTGGATGAAGTGCGTAACAATATGAAGCTTGAGTAGCAACATCTAAACCGCCCATTGGGCAAACCCAGAACCCGCCATTGAGCGGGTTTTGTCATTTCTGAAGAGAGGAAAACCCATGGCCGGTATTCAAATGCCCAACGGCGCGACGTTCGAAATTGCTTCCGCCTATGGCGCTGCAATCCCATTCACTGCCTTGACCAATGCCAACCCGGCAGTGGCGACCGCGGCAGCCCACGGTCTGGCCGAGGGCGACATCATCGCCCTCAGCTCTGGCTGGACCCGCCTGGACGGCCGTGCCGTGCAAGTCGGCGAGATTGCCAGCGGCACCTTTGCGCTCGATGGCGTGAATACCACGAACATTCAGCAGTATCCGGCCGGCTCGGGCGTCGGTGCCGCCCGCGAGGTGACGACCTTCACCGAGATCTCGAAAATCACCGAGCTCGGCTCGAGCGGGGGCGACCAGCAGTTTCTGACGTTTGGCTTCCTGGCTGACGATGACGACCGCCAGATGCCGACCACCAAGAATCCGATCACCCTGACTATCACGGTTGCCGACGATCCGTCGCAGCCCTATGTCGATGTCTGCGAGGCCGCGGACGACGACAAACAGGCCCGCGTTCTGCGCCTGAACCTGCCGGGCGGCAGCCGGATCATCTACAACGGCTACGTCTCGATCACCTCGACCCCGACCATGTCGCGCAACAACCTGATGACCCGCGTTATCAGCATCGCGCTGACCGGCCGCCCAACCCGCTATAGCGCCTCGGCGTAAGGAAGGCACATGGCAAAGTTCACACTCGCCCGGAATCCAACCTTCAATCACGTCGTCATGCTGCCAACGGTTGGCGGTGACCCGGTCAGCGTTGAGTTCGAATTCAAATATCGCGATCGCACCGAACTGGCCGGGCTCTACGCGGAGTGGGGTGAGCGTCACAAGGTGCTCAAGGAGAAAGCGGGAGAGGCCGGCATTGAGCAGTTCACGGCTTTGCTGATTGATCTGCAGGTCGAGCAGCTGAAGGCGATTGTCGCCGGCTGGGATATTGCCGAAGAGTTCACCGACGAAAACCTGCGCATCCTGGTCAAATCAATCGCCGCCACGCCGGGCGCGGTGCTGGCCGCTTATTCCGATGCCTTCAGCAACGCACGCTTGGGAAACTCCTAAGCGTCTCCCGCAAGCTGTACGAGCCGGGGCCGTCAGCCGAATCGCTGGCGGCCTTCGGCCTTTCTCTTCGTGACATACCCGATGAGATCTGTGAGGTCTGGCCTGATGTCTGGCAAGCCTTCAAGGTCTTCGAGGCCATGGGCACCCAGTGGCGTACAGGCGCGTGCGGCGCTACCGGACTCGATTACACGTCAATTCGCCATGTCGCCGGCTTTCTCGGCCTTACCCGGTCGGAGGTCGCCGACGTCTTTCCAGACATCCGTGTCATGGAAGCCGAAGCCCTGCGGGTGATGGCGGAACAGAGGGACAGTAAATGAGCACCACCTTCGCGTCCCTCGGTATCGAGGTGAACTCCTCGTCGGCATCCAAGGCGGCTGACGATCTCGACAAGCTGGTCGACTCGGCAGTTGATGCCGAAAAGGCGATTGACGATCTCGGCAAGTCGGGCGAAGGCCTGGCCAACACCGGCAAGAAGATCAGCCAGGCCGAGAACGAGGCTGCTCAGAGCATCGACAAGGCCACGGGCGCCAAAGAGCGCCAAGTCGATGCCAGCCGCAAGGCAGGTGCCAGCGCGGCCAGTGAAATCGCAATCATCAGCCAGCTCGACAAGGCGATGTCCGGCAACATCGGCAGCATGGAGCAACTGATCCAGGCTGAAGGCTTGCTGGAGCGCGCTCGCAAGGGCGGTCTCGTCACCATCGAGCAGCAGGAGTCCTATCAGGATCGGCTTGGCAAGGCGTATGAGCGGATCGAGAAAGCCGAAGCCAAGGAGATGGCGCAGAAGCAGCGGCTGATCGACGCTGAAAACCGTCAGATCGAAGCGTTGAAGCGCACGGTCAACGGCATCGACCCGGTCACTGCGAAGTTGGCAAAGCTGGAGGCACAGGAGAAAGCGCTCAATGATCTGTACAAGGCCGGCCAGATCGACGCGGCCCGTTACGGTGAGGCGCTGGCGAAGATCGGCAAAGACCGTGACGGCCTGACCGCGACGGAAACTGCATTCGACAAGCTGAAGCTCGGCACCCGCCAGGCGCAAGAAAACGTGATGCAGTTGACAAACGCCCTGCAGTCTGGGGATTGGGGTAGTGGTGCGCGGGCTGTTGCTCAGTTGGGGGCTGGTGCGGGAGCGTCCGCCAAGAGCTTGGCCGCAGCACTGATTCCTGCCGGTTTGCTAGCTGGCGTCCTCGGCGCGCTGGGCTATGCCTACTTTGACGCACAGAAACAGGCCCGCGAGTTCAACGTCGCCATCAACGGCGGATCGAACGATGCCGGGCAGAGCATTGCCAGCCTCAAGGTTATGGCTGAATCCGCTGGGGCGATCACTGAGAACTTTGCTGGCGCTCGCGAGGCGGTGATTGCGCTGGCTTCTGGTGCCGCTACCAGCGGCGTCCAAATGCAGAACCTGGCTCAGGCCGCCGCAGCAATAGGTGAAGTGACAGGAAAGGGCGCTGGAGACATCGCCAAATCGCTCGCGAATGCCGGTGACACCGCTACAGAAGCCGCCGAGAAGATCAGCGACCAGTATGGGCTGCTTACCTACGAGCAGTACCAGACGATCAAGGCGATTGATGATCAGGGAGACCATCAGCGAGCACTGGACGTCCTCAGTGAAGATCTCAATCAGTCGGCCCTGGAGCGCTTGAAGAACTACCGCGAATCCCTGTCTGACATCGAGCGTGACTGGGATCGGGTGAAAGTGGCGATCAAGGGTGCCTATGCTGAAGTCCGGTCTGAGATATTTCCCGACCTGGCCAAGCAGATCGAAATCACCCAGCGTGTGCTGGATACCCGAAAGGGTGGTGGTGTTGCCGGTGCGCTATCCAATGGGCTCAGTTGGCTGAACTCTTCGCTGGGGCTGGACGACGGGGAGAATGACGACTCAACTCCGGCACTGGAAGCCAAGCTTGCAGGGCTGAAGGCGCGTTTGTCAGCAAGCGAAAGCAACACTGCCGCCGCTGGCGAGGAAACGCGGGCGAACAAGGAATTGATCGCTGTCCAGAAGGAACTGGACAAGCAAATGGACAACCTGAACCCGCTCGCAAAGCGTGAGGAGGCCTACAAAAAGCTCAACGATCAGTTCACTACCCTCTATCAAAACGCAGAAAAGACAGGTCAAAAGTCCGCGCTGCTGGATGGTGTTCAGTTTGACGGGAAGAAGTTTTCCGGTGGTGCCTACGACAAGCTGCGCAAGGCAATCGACGAGCAGAAAAAGGACCCAAAAGCAGCCGCGGGTAGCGTCGATCTATCCGGTTTCAATGACTCGAAAAATGCGCTCAATACCGTGCTCGCCGAGTACAAAAATGCTCAGAAGGATCTGGAGGCTTCGCAAAAGGCCGGTCTGATCTCGCAGGCTGATTATTTGCAAGCGCGTGAAGCCATGATCGGCAACGAGCGCGACGAAGTTACTGCCGCGTATGAGGCTGAGATCGCCGCACTGGAAGCGGCGAAGAGTAAAGCCGGCACATCGGCCGCGCAGCGCATCCAGCTTGACCAGAAAATCGCCGACGCCCGGGCCGCCATGGTCAAGGTACAGCAGGATGCTGACACCGAACTGAGCGTGCTGGCAAAGAACGAAGAGGGCCGGCTGAAGAAACAGACTGAGGCCGTCAACACCTATAGCAGCGCGCTGCAGCAACAAGTCAAAACTCTGCGTGAGCAGGGCCAGCGTGCGGCGGCGGGCATCGGCCTGGGAGATCGTCAGCGCGATCTGATGAGCCAACAGAACGGCATCGACGATCGCTTCAATCAGCAGAAGCTAGATCTGGCGAATCAGTACGGCGATGGCTCGCGCGGCATGAGCCTCGACGAATACACGCAGAAGCTGGCGGCATTGAAGGCCACTCAGCAGGACCTGCACGATACGGTTCAAGCCAACTACGACGAGATGACAGCAGCCCAGGGCGACTGGAGTGCCGGAGCCTCGTCGGCATGGCAGAACTATCTCGAGTCAGCGCAGAACGCCGCGGGGCAGACGAAAAGCCTGCTCACCAATGCGTTCAGTTCGGCAGAGGACGCTGTAGCGAGTTTCGCCATCAACGGCAAGTTCTCTTTTTCTGACTTCACCAAGTCGGTGTTGGCGGATATGGCGAAGATCGCTACCCGACAGGCCACGTCTCAAGGGCTCAGTGCTCTATTCGGCGTTGCTGCATCTGCGGCGGGTTCTTACTTCGGTAGCGGTGGCAATGGATTGGCCGCTGGATCTGCCGGTGCCGTGTCTTCAGATCTCGGAGCATCGCAGGCCGGCTACACGGGGTTTGATCTCTCCGGATATCGGGCTGCTGGCGGGCCTGTTGCGCCGAACTCTCTTTACGAAGTCAACGAACTGGGGCCTGAGCTTTACAACGAGGGCGGCCGGTCGTTTCTGATGACTGGTGCCAACGGCGGTAGCGTCACGCCGTTGACTACCGGTGGCGGGCCTGCACTGGCCGCAATGTCCAGTGGTGGGGGCAACACGTACAACTTCCCGGTGGCGGTCTCGGTGCAGACATCCGGGAGCGACGGAGCGGGTGTTTCGCAAGAGACAACCAACCAGCTTGGCAAGAGCATCCAGCAGGCCGCCAAAACTGAAGCGGAAACTGCAATTGCCAGAGCGTTGCAGCCGGGCGGCTCAATCTGGCGCCTGACAAATGGGAGGGCCTAATGACCATTGAGAAATTCACCTGGCCAACCGAGCGCGGGGAAACACCCGAGATCTCGTATCGGGTGCGCACCTCGAAGTTTGGCAACGGCTACGCGCAGAACGTCGGTGACGGCCCGAACAACAAAGAGGACTCCTATCCAGTTACCTGCGTCGGCCAGAAGGCGGTGGTGCAGCAGATCATGGCGTTCCTCGACCGGCACGCCGGGGCGAAGGCGTTTCTCTGGACAACGCCGCTCGGCGAGCTCGGGCTTTTCACCTGCAAAAATCCCGCGCCCACACCCATGGGCGGAGGGGTCTTCAAACTCACTGCCACGTTCGAGCGGGCATTCCAACCATAAGGGGCAATCATGCCGCTGATCAGTGACATCCAGGTGCTTGAACCTGGCAGCGAAGTGCTGCTCTTTGAATTGGACGGCACGGACTATGGTGCGGACGTGCTGCGCTTCCACGGGCACGCGATTCCGCACACGGCGGCCGAGCTGATCGCCGCCGGCGACAATGCAGATCAGCTGCCGGCGAAGGCCATCTACTGGCAGGGCAACGAGTACAGCGCCTGGCCGATGCAGATCGACGGCATCGAGGCGAACGGCGATGGCACTGCTGTTCGGCCCACACTGTCGGTCGGCAACGTCAACGGGCGCATCACGGCGTTGTGCCTCGCGTTCGAGGATCTACTCGAGTTCAAGCTGACGATGCGTCACACGCTGGGCACGTACCTCGACGCGGCGAACTTCCCGGCCGGGAATCCTAAGGCAGATCCGACCCAGGAGACGATCGAGGTCTGGTACATCGACCAGAAGACGAACGAGGACGGGGAAACGGTCAGCTGGGAGTTGGCCAGCCCGGGCGACGTCGGTAACGAGTCCATCGGCCGGCAGGCCACGACGCTGTGCCACTGGTGCCTCACCGGCGGCTATCGCGGGCCGAACTGTGGCTACACCGGGCGATACGTGACCAAGGACGGCGCCGTTACCGACAACCCAGAACTGGACGAGTGTGACGCCACGCTGGGCAAGGGCTGCATTCCGCGCTTCGGCGAGGGCAACCCGCTGCCTTTCGGCGGCTTCCCGGCCGTTTCGCTGATCGCACGGAGCTGATATGCGCAAACACATATTGAACGCGATCCAGGCACACGCGGCCGCCGAGTATCCGAAAGAGTGCTGCGGACTGCTCCTGGGCATCGGTCGCAAACAGCAGTATTACCCGTGCCGCAACGTTTCGACCGAGCCGAACGAGGAGTTTCGCATCGACCCGGAGGAGTACGCCCAAGCCGAAGACATCGGCGAAGTAATCGGCGTAGTTCATTCGCATCCGGACGCCACCAGCCGGCCTTCGCCGCGCGATCTCGCCATGTGCGAAGCGACTGCATTGCCATGGCACATCCTGAGTTGGCCCGAAGGCGATCTTCGGACGGTCATGCCGGCCGGTGAGGTGCCGCTGCTAAAGCGGCCTTTCGTACACGGCGCCTGGGACTGCTGGCAGGTTTGCGCAGACTGGTACAAACGCGAGTGGGGGCTTGAGTTCGAGGCCTTCAAACGCGCAGATGGCTGGTGGGAGAACAAGGAAAACACCAGTCTGTACGAGGCGAACTACGAGGCCGCGGGCTTCTACCGCGTGGATCAGCCACAGCGCGGCGACATGATCGTGATGGAAGTGGGGCGCACCGTGTATCCAAACCACGCCGGGATCTTCCTCGGCGCTGACCCGGCGCTGCCAGGTGAGGACGCGACGACGTTCGGCCCTGGGCCGTTCCTGCTGCACCACCTGTACGGCAGACCCTCCGAGGTCATCGTTTTCGGCGGACCATGGCTCGACCGCACGCGCCTGGTGCTGCGCCACAAGGACTCCCGGTGATATCGTGGGCCATTTCCACAGGAGTGACCTGCATGAAATTGATCGTAGGAGCGTTGGCGGTAGCGCTTCTGTTGGGTGCTCCCACAAAAGGCAACCACTTGATAATCGTGACCCTTGCTTAGATTTCGGCCCCCCTGAAAGCTCAGGTTTTAAAGCTTGCTTAGATCGTCGAGCCCAAGCTCTGAAGGACCTGCTTGAGGGCACTTGTAGAAAACAGTATCAAATAGTTTTCGATTAGAAGGTCGATCCCTGACTCGAAATCACAAGCGCAACTGGAATTGGTATTGGAGCGCTGGCGCTGCCTGCTTCAGCCAATCTGCAATCGGAGCTGTAAATGGATCTGTCTCGCTTAAACGAACTCCTTTTCGAAAACAATTGCGTAGCTGCGATGAAGCTCGAAATGGTGGATTTTAAGTACAGCCTCAGCCTCACTATGTCCTCCTCGGAAGACCCAGAAACAGAGGGTGTGACGGCTGTTTTTCATGATGTCAGCTCACTGAATCTAAGCGGCTTCGGCGGCGGACTAACCCAATTCACGGATCTCGTCGTAACTCGCATCGACCGCGGTCTGGATAGAATCCGGTACGAGCTAAGGGATATTGAGGACAAAAAAATTTCGTTCTATTTCTTCACCTTCAGCGTACGAGACCATAAGGAGTAAATATGCGGATTTTGATAGGGGCGTTGGCGGTAGCGCTGTTGGCGGGGTGCTCGTCGCCCGGAGATGTGAAGAAGAACGATCCGACCATCAGCGCATCCACCAGTAAATCAGCCAAGAAGTACGCTCTGTGCGTATTCCCGAAATGGCAGGAGCAGCGCTCCACTTCGACCATGTCTGAGACAGAGAACGGCTACCGGCTGGTTGTTGCCACTGACATGATGACCGATGAGGTGCTTGAAGTTTCCAGCGCTGGAACAGGCAGCAAAGTCGCACTGTACCAGCGGTTGCCGTGGTCAAAAATGTGGGGCCGCGCGGCACTTGAGGCAGCAGTTCGCGAGTGCCTGTAAACCGAGCAATTCATCAAAACCGCCAATTGGCGGTTTTTTTCGCTAGGAGATAGCCCATGGCGGCCGTGGCAATTTCTAAACCATCAATGACCACCATTCTTTTATCTGGCCCGCTGGCAAGGCTATTCGGACGCGTGCATTACCGAGAGCTTGGCAGTAAATCGGTCGGCGAAGCATTCCAGGCATTGAAATGCACAATCGACGGGTTTGAAGGGGCGATCAAGGATCTGGATCGGCGCGGTATGCGATTCGCGATTTTCCGAAATCGGAAAAATGTGGGCGAAAAAGATTTTGCACTCGGGGGCGCTCAGGAAATTCGAATTGTTCCGGTTATTTCAGGAAGCAAGCGAGCTGGCGTACTTCAAACAATCATCGGCGTCGTACTGATTGCCGCATCATTTTTTGCCGGCGGCGCTGGTCCATCTCTGTTCTCGGCTGGTCTGGCAATGACTGCCGGCGGCGTGATTCAAATGCTCAGTCCCCAAGCGTCAGGTCTGAAGCAAAGCGCATCCCCAGAAAATGCCCCGTCGTATGCCTTTGGCAGCGCCAAGAACACCACGGCAAGCGGCAACCCGGTACCGATCTGCATCGGCGAACGCCGGTGGGGCGGGATGATCATCTCGGCGTCGATTTTGGCGGAGGATAAGGTATAGGCCAATTGGCCTACTATATGAACTATTGAATTGAGTCTCACGTGTGAGACTTAAGTTGCAGTATAGATAAAGCCAAATCCTCTCACTATGACTACAAAAGCAAAAGCCCCAGGCGTTCGCAGCGCGCTGGGGCTTTTTCACATCCACCCCTTGAGTAAGCAAGGAGTCAGACGTTGCCTGATCTTAAACCATTGGTAGGAATTATGAGTACCTCTATCCAGAAATATGGCCTTTGGCCGACCGTTGGCGCTTTCTGCATTTGTGCATTCGCCGTAGGAGTGGCCGGTTTTATATGGCACACACCGAAGCTGATCGCAGCTCTGGTCAAGTAGTCCAACTCTTCAAATAACCCACCGCCCCCGAGGCGGTTTTTTTATGCCTGGAGGAAAGCATGGGCGCAGCGCAACAGATCGAGATCCACGGCGAGAAGGGCGGCAGCAGCAAGCCGAAGTCGCCGGTCGAAGCCAGCGATAGCCTGCGCTCGACCAACCTTGCGAAATTGCTGATCGCCGTGGGCGAGGGCGAGTTCGACAGCGTCCCGACCGATTACGACATCTACCTGGACAACACGCCGATCCGCGATGCCAGCGGCAATTACAACTTTCCGAACGTGAGGTGGGACTGGCGCCCGGGCTCAGTGGATCAGACCTACATCCCGGGCATTCCGTCCGTGGAAAACGAGACCTCGCTGAACATTGAGCTGCGCAGCGATTCGACGTGGGTGCGCTCGATCACCAACACCCAGCTTTCCGCCGTGCGCATGCGTTTGGCGTGGCCGGCGCTGCAACGCTCCGATGACCAGGGCAATGTCGGCGGCTACCGCATCGAGTACGCCATTGACGTGGCCACCGACGGCGGCGCTTATCAGCAGGTGCTGGTGGATGCTGTCGACGGCAAGACCACCACACGCTACGAACGCTCCCGCCGGATTGACCTGCCGACCGCCACCACGGGCTGGCAGATCCGAGTGCGCCGCCTGACGCCGAACCAGAACAGCAACAAGGTCGCCGACACCATGCTGGTGGCCGGGTATACCGAAGTCATCGACGCCAAGCTGCGCTACCCGAACACAGCGCTGCTCTACATCGAGTTCGACGCTGAGCAGTTCACCAACATCCCGGCGGTCACCATGAAGTGCAAGGCCCGGCGCTGGATGGTGCCGAGCAACTACGACCCGGTTCAGCGCACCTACACCGGGACGTGGGATGGCTCGATGAAATCGGCCTGGACCAACAACCCGGCGTGGATCACCTACGGCATTTGCACCGAAGACCGCTTCGGCCTGGGCAAGCGCATAAAGTCGTTCATGGTCGACAAGTGGGAGCTGTATCGGATCGCCCAGTATTGCGACCAGATGGTGCCCAATGGCGTGGGTGGCCAGGAGCCGCGCTTTCTTTGCGACATGAACCTGCAGGGCAAGGCCGACGCCTGGTCGCTGCTGCGCGATATCTCGGCAGTTTATCGGGGCATGACCTACTGGGCGCAAGGCCAGTTGGTGATGCAGGCCGACATGCCGCGCGCGCAGGACTTCGACTATGTCTTCACCCGGGCCAACGTGATCGACGGCAAATTCTCGTATGGCAGCGCCTCGGCGAAGACCAGGTACACCCGGGCGCTGGTCAGTTACGACAACCCGGCGAACAACTACGACACCGACGTCATCCCGTTCGCGGATCTGGATCTGCAGCGCCGGTATGGCGACCGGCCGACCGAGCTGAGCGCCATTGGCTGCACCCGCGCCTCCGAGGCCCAGCGCCGCGGCAAGTGGGCGATCTTGAGCAACAACCAAGACCGCACCGTGTCGTTCAAGACTGGTATGGAGGGCGTGATTCCGCTGCCTGGCCACATTATCCCGGTGGCTGACTCGTTGCTGGCGGGCCGAGAAGTCGGCGGGCGGATCTCGTCAGCGGCTGGCCGCGTGGTCACGCTTGATCGCGATACCCAGGCCAAAGCCGGTGATCGGTTGATCATCAACCTGCCGGGCGGCCGCGCCGAAGGGCGTACTGTGCAGAGCGTCAACGGCCGCGCCGTAACCGTGACCGTTGCTTACAGCGAGCCACCGGTGGCGCAGTTGCAATGGGCGCTCGACGCTGACGACCTGGCAATTCCGCTATACCGCGTGCTGCGTACCAAGCGCACCCCCGAGGGCGACTTCGAGATCAGCGCGCTGCAGTTCGAGCCGAGCAAGTTCGCACACATCGACACCGGTGCTCGCTTGGAAGAACGGCCGATCAGCGTGATTCCGATCACCGTGGTTCCGGCGCCGGCGAGTGCGTCCCTCACGTCGACTTCGTCTGTGGTACAGGGTTTGGCCGTGGCCACCATGACCATCAGCTGGCCCGCCGTGGATGGCGCGGTCGGCTACGACGTCGAATGGCGCAAGGACAGCGGCAACTGGATCAAGCTACAGCGCACCGGGATGACTAACGCCGACGTGGTCGGCATTTATGCTGGCGCTTACTTGGCTCGCGTCCGCGCGGTGAGCGCCTTCGACATCTCGTCGATCTGGCGCAACTCGATCCTGACCAACCTCAGCGGGAAGCAGGGGTTGCCACCGGCGCTGGCGTATCTCAAAACGATCAGCAAGGTCTACGGCATTGGACTGGAGTGGGGTTTCCCACCTGGTGCGGAAGACACCCAGCGTACCGAGATTTGGAACAACAAGGTCAACGATCTGGCTACCGCTGTGAAGTTGGCGGATTTCGCCTACCCGCAATCGAATCACGAAATGCAGAACGTCGTGCCGGGTACCAGCCTGTTCTTCTGGGGCCGGCTGGTGGATCGCATCGGCAACGTCGGCCCTTGGTTTCCGGCGGTGAATGGAGTCAACGGGCAGGTAAGCATCGATCAGTCCGAATACGAGCAATACTTCCTCGGCAAAATCCAGGAGTCTGCGCTCGGCCAAAAGCTGCTTGAGGAAATCGGGAAGATTTCTGGTGACGGTGAAGACTCGGTCAATGAGCGACTTGAGCAGGCCAAGCAGGAACTGCAAGACCTGATCAGCCAAATCACCGACGCCATGGTGTATGACCCGACCAAGCCGTACAGCAAAGGCGAGGTGGTCCGGCTTGATGGGCGATTGTTCTCGGCGGTGACGGCGGTGCCAATCGGCACTGCTCCTCCGAATGCCGACTTCTGGTACGACATGGGGACGATCGCCGAAACCACCAATGCGATGGCCCTGCAAATTCAGCAGCACTCCACGCAAATTGAAACCATCGACGGCAAGGTCACTGCACAAGCCTCAACGATGCAGGCTCTACAAGCGGCCTGGAGGGAGGATGACGGTACTGGGGCAATGAGCGAGGCGCTCAAGGCGTATCAGAATACAGCCAACATCGTGACAAATGAGAAGGTGATCGCAGAGGAAAAGCGCGCGTCTGCTACGCGCTTTACCTCCATTGACGCTGCGGTAGGGAAGAACGCTGCGAATCTATCCTCGCTCGAGTCTGTTGTCGCTACTGACAAGGAAGCCACAGCCCGAAAAATCGATACGGTAACTGCAACCGCCAATGGAGCTACGGCAAAAGCTGAATTTGCCAGTACGGCTGTTTCCGGTCTTAACGGCAAGGTGTCCGCGCTCACCACCATCAAGACGTCTACTACGGTGGGCGGGCGAACGGTGATGGCGGGGCTGGCCATCGGCGTCGAAGGGCAGGAGCAGGAATCGCAGATTCTCGCGTTCGCCCAGCGCTTCGCGATTTTGGACGAGGTCAGCGGCCAGATGATTGCACCGTTCGTTGTCCAGGGCGGACAGGTGTTCATGAACACGGCGATCATCAGCCAGGCATTCATCAAGGAGTTGGTGCTTGGCATGACGCTGCGCTCTGCGGCGCTGAACAATCAGGGGCTTCCACTGCTGGAAATCAACATTCCGGCCGGAACGTTCACGCTGCGCGGCCAGTCCAGCACCGGGTACACGCTCCTGAACAACAACGGCATCTATGTGTATGACTTGAACTATATCGAGCGCGCGGCTCTCGGGAAGATGACGTGATGGATTACTACGGCGCAAGGACAAGGAACGCAGCAGGTCTGGTGACGCTGGACACATCGACGATGACAGTTCGCTCAGTCGTAACGAAGCAAATTACCGTGCCACCTATCACCAGTGACTTCACCAGCTTCATCAACATGCCGGAGATCACTGCGCAGTCATTTGTGTGCGTTACGCTGCCCGACCCCACCAATGAATCGGCGAACCTGCCGGCCGTATTCTGGTCGACGGGGCAGCTCAGGGTTCGGCGCGGGCAAGGGATGGTGCTCAACGTCTTTATCCTGACCTACCAATAGGAGGAGGGCATGGACTACGGTTTCAGGTCGCGCAATGGCCAGAACTTCTTCCAGGTCGATAGTAAGAACAGAGTGCTGAACGTGGCGGCATCTGGCACCTATACGATCGGAAAACCAGCGGCAGCTCCAGTAACAATCACACAAGCTGTCATCACTTACCCCGCACCGATAACTACCCTTGAAGCACCGCACGTTTTCCTGAACCCCTACAACCAAGGCATGTACCACTCGTTGGTTCAAATGGGAGGTCCGGGGAACTGGACGGGTTTCTATTTCAGGTTGCATCTGATGTCGCCGTTCAATAGCTCCGACTGCAGTGGACGATGGTTGGTCGCAACGTTCCGTTCGACTTCGGCGCCTAACGAATACGACCTGCGCTTGCGCAACGCTGCGGGTGAACAAATCTTTGTCGGTGCGGACAACCTTCTGATGATGACCGGGCTACCCATCAACGAAGGCTGGTCGCTCGATAATCGTGGCGGCGAGGTCTCTGGGATCTACTGGAGCGGATGCCAGATGCCGTGGACGGGGTCTTTCGATGACTATTTTTTAGCGTCCACGTTACTCGGCGGGAAAATTTACAACGGCAATACAACGCTACAGACACCATGTGGTTTTCATGCGGGCGTTCGCTCCACGCTAAACGGCTATGTGGGAGCCATGGTGAGCTCGGAGGGCGGCACTGCCAAAAACGGCAGAACTACTTTCGCTGCACGACCCGTGCGTCCGTTATGAGAACCCAAGCCCGCCAAGTGCGGGTTTTTTATCGACCAGAATTAGGATACTTCCATGCCTTGGCTTAGAGGTGGGACGGTTGCCGTCACCAATGGATCAGCGACCGTTGTCGGCACGAATGCAGATTTTGCTGCGAATGCAAAAAACGGTGATGCCTTTGTCGGCCCTGACGGTGCGACCTATGAGATTGGCAACGTCGCCAGCGCGACTGTCATTTCGATTATTCCAGCTTATAAGGGTGTAACAGCCAGTGGCGCTGCCTACGCCATCATGCCGGTGCAGGGTTATCCCAAGGCACTTGCAGACGCGTTCAGCGATATCAATCGTCAGTGGGGTGCGAAGCTTTCCGCGCTCGGCACGACCGGCAACTACGAAACTCTGCCGGTTGATAAAGGCGGGACGGGTGGAACTGACCAAGCCACAGCGCGCACTGGGCTGGGAGCAGCGAAGAGTGGCGTCAACAACGACATCACCGAACTCAATGCCGTAACCAAGGCTCTCACGGTCGCACAAGGGGGCGTGTCGAAAGGCTACATCGAGGGGCTGAATTTCACCTGGGTGTCCGGCACGCAGATCAGCATATCGCCAGGCGCAGCATATATACCGGGGCTCGCAAAAACGTTAGAGGTTAATAACACTTTGAATTTGAGCATCACTGCCGGTAGCTTGGCTTCTGACACGTTCTATTATTTGTATCTTTACAGTAATTCTGGAACGCCAGCTCTCGAATTAAGCACAACAATAGCGGATGCATATACTGGCGGAGCTGCAAGGCAGAAGTCAGGTGATCCGACACGGAGATTTCTTTTTTGCATCCGTAGCGGCTCGGGTGGAAGCTTCTTAAAGATGGTGCAGAATGGCGACGTAATGGAATACAGGAACATACTGAATGCGGCCCCCTATCGAATTGTTGCGGGCAACTCATCAACTGTTCCGTATTCTGTATATCTAATATCTATCGTTCCTCCAATTGCCAAGAGCGCCATTGTAAACTGTCACAACGCAACAGCGGGCACCGGCGGGCCAACACTCTGGATTACTGATGCCGAGTTTCAGTACTTTCTGATCAGGGGTATCGATAGCTCAACAAGGCAGGTTCTGCGAATTCCATTGGTAAATCTGAGCTTTCTTTTCTTCTTTGTATCGTCAGGTGGAAGCGCAAACTTTGACATCCTTGGTTATAGTGCGGAGAGATAGAGTATGGAAGGGTTTGTTATAACTGAGACTTCTTGGGCGCCTTATACAGAAAGTCGCGGGATTCTAGACGGTGAGACTTTTGTCGAGGAAATCCCTCAATGGTTGATTGAAAATCTTGCAAAGCTTGATGCTGAACGCGAAAGTCGTAGCCTTCTTTCTGCTCGTATGACGGTGGCGAGCGATGTAATACAGCCATTGCAGGATGATTTCGACATAGAAGAAATTAGCGATGAGAACCAGGCCAAATTGAAAGCCTGGAAGAAGTACCGTAGCGCACTGGGGAAAACCCCTGAGCGTGTAGGGTGGCCAGTTACGCCTGACTGGCCACCGCTACCTGAGGTTGGTTTAGCCTAGGGAAGGCTATACCGCCTCAGCGGATGCTGCTGGATTGGCTGTTTTTGCTTGGCGCCTAATGACATTCCTCACCGGCTCCAACCATTTGTTTGCTGACCAAGCCAGGCCGTAGGAAAGAAGCAGTATTGGGATGATGGATACAGCAACGAGGCTCAGTCCTCGACGCTGCCCATCCAACACCAGATAGCTCATTATGAAACCGACGACTCGGTGCAGCAGGAACATCGGGTATGCAAGGTCACCAAGCATTTTTCCTGAGCGCTTGAAAGTCTTTTGTAGGCTGGAGTTCGCGACGCAGTAAATAAAACTTGCCATGCAAATTAGGTTTACATAGAAAAACAGGTTGAAGCTCTTGAAGGCGAGGCCAGAGAATAACCCGCAGGCGAGAAGGTTCGCCGCCCCGATCAGAACAGATGCGCTAGCAATCGTGTGGAGCAGGGTGGGAGTCATTTTGTTTGCGAAGTCTTTGAAGAAATAAATGCAAGCTCCCATTGAGAACGGTAAAAGCGCCGCATAGAACGGGAAATAGCGTTTTGTCCAATCCATATCCATGGCAAAAGTAGCAGCATGATAGATCAGCGTCGCGATTACTGTGATAACTGCCAGTTTTTTGCTTCTGGCAACAAACAGCCACAGTATGAAATAGTTTATTAGCTCCACGCCTACCGACCAAGCTGGCGGGATCAACCTGAAGGAAGCGTCATAAAACTCGAATGGGAAAATGAATAGGTTGCCTACTACGTCTATGGCTCTGCCTGTAAATGTCCAAGCGTTATGGTATTCCTTAGCCCCAGGAATCACGACCATTGCAATAATCGTTATTATTGCTGCAACGTAATATATGGGAAAAAGTCGGAGGAACCGATTTTTCGCAAATGATGGTAAGTTGAAAGAGTACGCTTCATTTAGGACAATGGTCATTAGGTATCCGGAGATCAAATAGAATCCGAATACCGCAAAAATACCCCAATGTTCGAAGAATAGGCGACCTTCAGTCAGGTGCGCGATAACCACTAGCGCGGCTAGTCCAAATCGGTAGATCCCAAGCATTTTCGCATCCAAGCCGTATTTTAATCGGCGAATTGTATCGTTAGGTTTGCGCCTCAGCCATAAAAAACAATGGCCATAAGCCGTATTCATTACCCGCCACTGAGCGGGTATTTTTTTGCCCGGAGAAAAGTGATGCCTATAACCGAAAAAGATCGTGACATCCTCGCCCGCACACTGTGGGGTGAGGCTCGCGGAAAAGGGACGGCCGGCCAGATCGCCGTGGCCTGGACGATCCGCAACCGTGTCTTTGATGGGAAGACCAATTCGTGGTGGGGTGAGGGGTACGCTGGCGTGTGTCAGAAGCCGTACCAGTTCAGCTGCTGGAACAAGACCGACCCGAACTATCAGTTCCTGATCGGCGTGAAGCAGATCACGTTCCGCGAGCTGGCGCAGTGCCGTATTGCGGCTGACCAGGTGATCGACGGCAAGGTGCCGGATCCCACCGGGGGCGCCACGCATTACTACGCCACCAGCATCAAGGCGCCGGCTTGGTCGGCGAAGGCGAAGCAGACCTTAAAGCTTGGCGGGCATGTGTTCTTCAGGGATGTGCCGTGATGGTCGTGCCGTGGAAAGCGGTGGGCGCGCTGGCGCTGGTGCTGATCAGCGCCGGCTGCGCCTGGCAGTTTCAGGACTGGCGCTACGGCAAGCAGTTGGCCGAGCAATCCCAGCAGCACGCCGAAACGCTCAATCAACTGACCCAGGCCGCGGCCACTGCACAGCAGGCTGAGCAGGACAAACGTCTGGCGCTCGAGCAGCGGCTGGCGGACAGCGAGCAAATCCACTTCGAGAAAATGACCGATGCTCAAAAGAACCAAGATCGCCTGCGCGATCGCCTTGCCACTTCTGATCTGCGGCTGTCAGTCCTTCTCGACGCAACCGACGCTGCCAAAGGCTGTGGGGTGTCAGCCACCGCCGGCGCCGGCGGCTTGGATCATGCAGCCGTACGAGCCCGACTTGACCCAGCGCATGCTCAACGAATTATCGCCATCACCGATACCGGCGACCGAGGATTGATCGCGCTCAAGGCGTGTCAAGACTACGTCGGTGCCCTAAGATTCTGACCTATACTCCTACTCCAAGTGCAGTGGGATTGATGTCAACAGCGGATATGAGCTGAAGCTCAAGCTTTAGATCGGTGGGGGGGCATTAGCTTGGAGTCAGTTGTTTTTTTTCGCATCCAGAAGTTGTTCGTTGTGGTAGATGAACTCTGTTTTTGCGGACTTCAGGAGTTCGTGCATATGTGTTTTTTGAAGCTCGCAATTTAGTGCAGATATAGCTTCATTTTGAAGTGAGATATTTAGTTTAAGTACTGTTTTGCATAGTTCGCAAAAAATTATAAGATCTTCAAAAGATATTTCAGCTGCAAACGATGTGTGGCAGATATAGTTTGGTGCTTTTTCTCTGAGTGGGTCGGTTATAAATATTGTTTTTGCTGTTTCCATTTGAGATTTTCCGCAATGGGCGACCCAGTTGTTTCTCAGATTTAGTATTTGCTCGTGAAATGCAAAAAGATCGTCGCCAATGATTTTTCTAAGTTTTTGTTCCGGTAGTCTTGCGTTTCTGCCTTTGGCTGTGGCAAAGCATTTTCCATAGGTGATTATGCTCGACAATATAAAGTTATGCTTTATTAGGTGGTCAATATTGTTCTTGTCGTATTTTACGATATTGTTATCTTCAGGTTGTTGCTCCGCGTACAAAGATAGTGCGAACTCGATAGACGAAATGGCATGTTCTAAGTCCTTTGTTATAAGTTGATGTTCTGCAGCTTTTCGCGCAGATTTGCTAGTTAGTTCTATTGAGGGGCATGGCCGTCCTTCTCTGAGAAAAGAAACGATTAAACGATTGCTGTCATGCTGTTTGGTTTTGTTTATTTCCAGATCCGTGCGTTTTAGTGGTTCCATTTTTTATCCTGATGATCGTTGTTTTGGGCTGCCTATAACAGGTGTTATATCGTTGATATAATCGGTCACATTACCTTGATTCGCTTATGGTTTTCAGCGTAGCCCATTGGGCAGTGGCTTTTTCACGAAACCTTTTCCGGCGCAGGCCGTGCAGTCATCACGCGCACCAAAGCAATCGAGACAGGCTGGACAAATGCAGAAGGCTGCCGACTCGATATGAGGTCGAACCCTTTCAAATGTGCGCAGATCTCGCTCCTCCTGGGAGACCTGCGCCGTATCTACGAGTGCCCGATAAGCGTCTGCATCGGAAAGTGGGGGGCGGGAGACCCCTGCAATCGCCCGTTCGGTCTCGATCAGTTGGTACCGGCACCCATTCATTTCCAGCACCAAGCCAGAGATTTTCCCAATCTTTCGGGAAAGCCCCAAGGTCAGCCGTATCCCGTCCGCGTCAGAGTAAACCTTGCCGTCGTAAGGAAAAGAGGCGCCGCGTGGTTCGCCACTTTTGAAGTTGAAGATCGACCGGCTGATCGTACCCAGCAATTTCCCGTTGTCGACCTGCACGACGTCATAGGTCGATGCTCCGCGGTAATGTCCCGGCGAGTTCTGCAGCTCCTCCACGGCGTGCCAGTAGGCGGCGTTTGCCATCTCGTTCATGTCGAAGCGCTCAAGCTGATCGATCAGTCCCTCTGAATGCAGCGCCGCAGCCATATCATGGAGAGTTTCCCGGTGCCCCTCGGGGTTTTGCATGCGAAAGTCCTGGTCGTCGAGAGTCGCGCGCCATTGCTGGAGCCGAAGGGATTTGGCTTGGTCGAAATTCATGGAGGGAGATTCGCTGTACAAATGCTGTATGTATGTACAGTAATCGAGGCGTGACGAGCGAGCGAGGGTGAGGCGACGAGCTGTAGGAATTTGGACTGGTTACGGTCGGCAGAACGCCGGGGGAGGGGCGAAACACTGTAGGAAAATACAGCGCTAAGTTGTTGATTCTTATAAGTAGTAATGGCGATTTTTTACCATGAGGTTTGTGGTGTGTTTTCCTTTTATATCAGTAGGTACGTTAATTCCGAAGTCACCTTGACATGGTGGCGTGCGAAGTTGCGTGGGCTGTGTCCTGGTACTACAAGAACGACCAGCAACTGAACGTAGCGCACGACGTTTACAGTATCTTTTTTCTCTGTAATCATGAGGTTAACCCCGCAGAAGGGCCGACTCGATCGACTTTGGTTGAGTCTAAAAAAGGTGTTTACCAAATGAGTACTATTATCATTGTCCTTGTTGTTGTTTTGGCGACCGCGTGGGCGCTGTGGAATGTCGTTAGCTGGATTTACGATAAGATCTGCAGTCAGTAAACGTACACAGCTGTAGCCGACTTGCCGGCTATAATTGCAAGTATTTGAAGGCCCCTTTTTGGGGCCTTTTTTTATGAGCGCTATCGCGCGGCGAGCGAATCATCCGATGACCGGATACGAGGAGTTTTTTTTGCGCAAAACCTCCTCCGGACACTGCGTGTTTCCGTTTGCATAAGCAAAAAAAACGGTTTTTTTGCCACCACTAAAGCGGGCCGTTATCCTTATAAAACAAAAGTTTGGGTTGCTATGGTTCCCAGCTTGGGAGGCAAGTGCTTAGTTATGGTTTTACCCAGCGGTCGGTATAGAATCATTTGCTCGAAAAAACTTGACCCAGAAAGGATATTCCAATGCTGAAATTCAGTGATCTAACGCTCGGTGATCGCTTTACATTGGTGGGCGATGACCGATACCCACTACTCACAAAGGTCAGTGACCAGCAGGCCCGCTGGCACAGTTTCTATAGCATAGAAAATGAGATGTTTGGCCAAGACTCTGGGAACCTCGAAGAAGTAGGACCCGATGAAGCAGTTGAATTCATCCCGGTGGTGATTCGATAGCTTTCGAAACAGTCATGACCTTAAATCTGAAAATAGTATGCAAAATCGGCATATTGCATGACGTTTTTGAAAATGGTGTAGAGCAATTTATCTCATCAATAGGGTATATTTTTCGGACCGCAATCCTTTTAAGGTATGCGGAAACATTGACCTTGATGGCAGGCCTTCGAGCTTAATTGCGGACCAAAAAACCTATTGCAAGGCGCGGCCTGATTGATTTCAGCCCGGGACTTAAAATCCCCCGCTCGTAAGGGCGTGCCGGTTCGATTCCGGCTTCGGGCACCATGAATATCAAAGGCCTGCATGAGATTTCTCATGCAGGCCTTTATCATTTGTACCCTGCAATAGTTGGGCGCTTTATGCAATTCACTGGGTCGAAACGATCTCAAGGGAAGATGCACAGCGCATCAGAGCGGGAGCATGGATAACGTGAATCACACACCAATTGAAAACCCGGCTGAGCTCCGGGTTTTTTTGTGCCCGCCATTCGACCAAGCGCACGTCGTCTGCCAGACACCGATTCCTTGAACTAAAAGTTGACCGGTAAGTCGGGATAATGAGTCATCCCTTCATTCAGAGGTCATCCATGCGCAACTACACGATCCAATATTTGTTCGACGGCACACCCCGTACGCATCAGCTCCAACTGAATCAGTCGGAGCTTTCGGTCGCGGATGCTGCAATGCATCTGCTCGAGCTACATTTTGGCGATGGTGAGAACAGCTTGATCATGCCGAATGCGGATTCGACCGCTGAAGGGATCCTTCAGCAGGCGGATGTGATGGGAATTACTCAGGTCGAAGTGGTTACGTGAGCAAGGCCGCTCACCATTTGAATAATTTTGTGCTTATCGGCAGGCAACAAAAAGCCCGGACGTATCCGGGCTTCTCAGAGCTAACCTCAGCGCGAATTTACTTCTTCCTGTGTCCGGGCCGACGCTTTTTCCCTGCGCCGGCGAAGCCAGCTATAGAAAGCGTGAACCGGGTGTAAAAACGCCGCAAGTACGCACAGCAGCAAGATGATGAAAATGGCAATCAGCGGGAGGCTTTCGTGCGAGAACATGGTGGGGTACTCCTGTAGGCACTATGTTGGAACCCGCAGGCTAGACGCTTTGAGCCATGCTTGCGATGAACGTATGTTCATCCTCGGGCGCTTGAACTGTGCTACGGAGGGCTCACCAAAATGATCGATTCCAGAGGTGCGCAAGCGCCGGTCTTCCGTTAAGGCCGGCGCCGTGCGTGGAGTGATTACGCAGGTGTGTTTCAGCTGCGCTTGGGCAGCTTCCAGTTCGGGCGGATGAAATGGCAGGTGTAGCCATTCGGTATCCGTTCCAGGTAGTCCTGATGCTCAGGTTCCGCTTCCCAGAACGGCCCGGCAGGTTCGATTTCGGTGACTACTCGACCCGGCCACAGCCCGGAAGCGTCGACATCCGCAGCAGTGTCTTCGGCGATGTCACGTTGTTGTTCATTGAGGTAATAGATCGCCGAACGGTAGCTGGGGCCACGGTCGTTGCCTTGACGGTTGGGCGTACTTGGATCGTGGATCTGGAAGAAGAACTCAAGGATCTGCCGGTAGCTGATCACCGCCGGGTCGAAGATAATTTCGATGGCTTCAGCGTGGTTGCCGTGGTTGCGGTAGGTGGCGTTCGGTACATCGCCGCCGCTATAGCCGACTCGCGTCTGCAGCACGCCGGGATAGCGCCGCAGCAGGTCCTGCATGCCCCAGAAGCAGCCGCCGGCGAGAATCGCGGTTTCGGTTTGTCCGGTCATGATCTTTTTTGCCTCTCGGTGACTGTGGGTACGGTGCTGGTTATGAGGGCGCGTTGGCTATTTGCAAGCTTGACTCAGGGATAAGGACGGCTCGATCCGGTATTTTCAACAAAAAGCCCTGACGCTCAGGCCAGGGCATTGATGGGTTCGAGCGCTGAATTCGAGTCAGTTCACATCGAGTGATGGACTAAAAACACGACACAAGCGGTTATACAAACGCTTGCCCGAAAAAGCCCCGTGGCAGGCGCTGCGGCCCGGCCAGTGCGGTCAGGCGTTCGATCCACTCCGAACGCCAGTTAGAAGCGCGGTGATCAGCCTTGGTGTGGCGCGCCGCGCGGCGTGCGGCATTGCGCTGGGTCTTGCGTGCTTCTTTGTAGGCGTCGGTGTTGCGGCAGCTGCGGCATTTGACGCGATTGAGTTCCAGGCTGGAGGCCAGGTTGTTGCCCTTGTGACCACAAGCCAGATGTCCGTCTGTTTTGAAATGGATAACCATGAACAGTCTCCTGGGTGACGTGTACAGGTTTTGACCTCCCACGACCGCAGGCGTTCGCCGGATCGGCCGAGTGGTGCGCCCGGAGACTGTCGTTTATCGCTGTGCAGTCATCTGAAACGTGGCAATGGCCGCTCGACCGGTTGTAGCGACGACAGGGTGCTGCGGATCAGCGGTGTGTCTTTTTCGATGTCGTTCAGGCGATCGCGGATGCGCAGGGCGGTCGGATGGCCGCCTTGATGATCGACCCAGTCGGCGATTTCCTTGCAGGCCGCAGCCAGGCGAGCCTGACGGGAGTCGAGCAGGGTGAGGAGGGTGGTGATGGACTCTTTTTCGGACATGGAACACCTCCGTTCAGAAAAACCGTTGAGAGGCAGCAAAGAGCCCGCGGGCTGCGAGCTCTGTGCCGTTGGGGCGCTGGTCCGTCAGCTGCTTTGAGTATAGACCCCGCCTGTCAATTGCATCAGCCGGCCGATTGTCGCGCCGGCAGCGGCGAGCTGGCCGCATTGAGCCGTCGGCATTCGCGTCGGGCATCCTCCTCAAGATCGTAGCCATCGCCGATGAAACCGCCGGTGCGCGTGTCGTTGATCCGAAACCAGCTGCTGGCCTCGGCGGGCTCGTGCTGGCTTTCCCCGGCGCGGCGGCCGTGAATGATGATCTTGTTGCAGCGCTTCACGACAAAGATGTCTTCCAT